CTCCTCCAGAAAACACCGTCGACCTCATGCTTTTCGCCATTTGGGGTAATAACCTCCATGCGGGTGACCTGCGTTTTAACCTGCGCTTTTAAAGCGTCGATTTCGCCCTGCACCTTTGTACGGATATTCTGCTCTATCTGTTTGGCTACATTTGCGAAAATCGGTGCAAATGCGGCTGTTAGTGCATCATTGAGCCCTGCTGTTTCGGGCTGTGCTGTTGGCTGTTCGGGTGTTGGTGTTTCGGTTGCAACCTCGGTCACCTCCTCGACGGGTGTTTCGGGTACGTTATCCACAGCCTCCTCGACCGCTGGTGTTGGTGTTTCGGGCTGTTCGGGTGTTTCGGGTGTTGGTGTACCTTTGCGGCCTCTTTTGCCCGCTATCATTTCCCAGCCCTCGGCACACTTTAAATATGTGCCGTTATCCACATGCTCGTCGAGGACGAGGCAGGTGTTACGATTAAAGAACTTTTTACCACAGCCCGCACCTCGAACGCTGAAGAAAATACGACCGTTTTTAAGAGTTAAGTTTGAAACATTAACCTCTTCATTTGTGTTTAAATTACGGAATAACATAATAAAACCTCCTATAAAATTAATACGTTAATAAATAAAGTGAATTATATTTGAAGGCTGCAAAAATTCGGTTTTTCATTTTGCCCTATTAGTTGTCAATTTCCTGCGGGTGCAATTAATCTGCCTATTTGCGAGTATTTATTAGGTGCAAAACTGATTCTGTTCCCAGTGCTAAAAGCCCTGCGCCAAAATACAAAATAGTGAGTTATTTGCGTGTTTGCAATTCGTTGAAACATCATGCAATTAACAGCCCTTTGTTTAAAATATCAATGTTACTATTTAATCCCCTAACTATTCTTTTTAATTCCTTATTAGGTGAGAGGGTCAAAACTTTGCACGCTAACAAGTAAATGCAAGTTTTCGGGATAATGTGCTCGTCCTATTTCCCTTTGTAGTCTTCGGGCTATCAACTTACTGCGTATATAGTGCCCAAACTTGCAAAGATAGGTCGAGGCTTTTTCCTCGCCCCCAAACGCCCCCTGCCCGCTATGTGGCTTTCGCCTGCCGTTCTAACGTTTTGGTATTGCAAAGGTACGAATAATTTTGTATATACCAAAGAAAAATGCAAAAAATTTATTTTGCCCGTAACTTATTGATTTTCAAGGAGTTACAACCACTTTGTAATAATAAATACATAAATTATTGAATTTTCCCCCTTCAAATTTAGTTAAATAGATTTAATGAAAGTAATAATATTGAACAAAAAAGTCTTAAATTCATAAAAATGAAATCTTTGTAAATGCTTATAAATCAATAACTTAAATATAAATCATATACTTTTATAAATGTAATTAAGCGTTAAATTCATAACAAAATAGGTATTAAAGTACATAAAATATAAATGTAAATATTATTTATTTGCACGTTTTCCCTGCTATCTTTTGCCCTTTGTACGTACATTATTTATATATACACATATACTCGCGTATATATAGCGAAAATACAAATAATTAGATTTAAGCATGTTTTAAAGCCCGACACAGCGTTAAAAGCCCGCAAATATAGTAATTATATACCCAGCACAATAAAAGCCGTTTTGTGTACGGACACAATTACAGACCCTATTTTACCCGCTTTTTCCCGTACCTTTGTAGCCCTGCCGACCTTATTTCCTTATATCTTATATTTATATTATCTTTGTACCTTTGTAGCATGTGCAAAGTATATCATTTTATAAAGATACAAAAACGCTGGTATTTATATATTCGGTGTACTATATACACTTATATATAAAATGATAGGATATTTTAATAGTGTATTTATTACACTTTATAAGGTCTGTTTTCGTGAGGGTTACGTTCAAAACGTAACTTATTGAAAATCAAGGAGTTAAATATTTATTAACAATAAAGAATATTTACATAATATTATATACTAAATTCTTGCAAATACCTTTATATAAAGGGCTTTTAGCAGATATATAAATATATTTTATTTATGTACTTTTTCAAGACAAAAGACCCCAATTTTCCCGCTGTTGCGTTTTCATGCTCTTTGTGGGTACTTATACCAGCCCCAAAATTTTAAGCGATTTGTGTACGCGCACAGAGGCCTCTTATTATTTAGACTTTTATAAAATATTGCCCTAATTGCGTGAAACACCCATAAATAAAGGACTTCTGCAAAATATATACTTATTAACAGAAATATATAACAAATGTTAGAGCCCTTTATATATAAGGTTTTCCAGCGGTTTAAGTGTACATGTTACAATATTACTTTTTATATACTTTTCTATTTGTGCCCGCACACAATTCTAAATAAGCGTGAAACATTTTGCACCCTATATTTGCAGCCCTTATTCTATGGTGTATTATTTACACTTATTCTTTGTAATTGCCAGCATCATTTTATTATTAATTGTATTTGATACACTTATTATCTTTTCTTTTTCTTTTATTTCTTTTTCTATTCTATATATTATTATATTATCTTATTATATATATTTATATTTTATTTTTCTTTTTCTTGTATGCTTTTCTTTTGCCATTATAAAGCATAAATGAACACAGAATATATAAATATATTATTTCCCGTTTTCCTGCCCTTTGTAGCCCTTAAATATATATACTTTATATATATAGTAAACACTATAATAAAATAAACTTATAACAGCCTATTTTCAAGACTAAAAAATATACTATCTTTGCAGCCAGAAATTTATATTTTTTGCCCTTTGTTTGCGTATCTTTGTGCGGATTATTTAGTCGTACCGTCGTATAATATAAGCGGGTGCAAAGTTATTAATTAAAAACGAACGTATAATATATATAACTGCTTGATTTTCAGCGAGTTACGGGGTTTTATAGGGGGTGGGGGCTATTTTTGCGCCCAAAATCGGTGTGGTGCGCACAATCCATTTTTAAAAAAAAGAAATTTTTGAAAAAAGAAAATTTTTCGCGTGCGTGTGTATGCAGATATATTCCTATATATAGTATATACTTATTAATATAGGGTATCTATATTATAAATAGTGTATCTTATATATATAAAGAAACCTTTATAATAGTTAATCTTTTGTTAAAGTTACCTTATTATTGGGTATATTTAAAATAAAGTGTGTATATTTGCACCCGAATTTATAGTTTAAGTTATTTATATGATAAAAGAAAGTTATTGTATATGGCAAAGGATATATTAGAGTTGCAGGCTGGTGCTTTGCTGGGTATAGCTAATCAAGACATGGAGCGTATTCGTGGCATGGTAGGCGGTTTATTGAGGCGTTTGCATGATGCGATGAAAGCGAAGGAGGTGGAATTGGAGGGTTCTGAAAGAGTTTCGTCGGCTAACGCCGAATATTTGCGCCTTCGGCAGATGGTGTCATTAGTTGGTGGCATACATACGACTTTGGTGGGCGTAGGTGCGCTGATGGATAGTGCCGTTATAGATTTTATGCGTGGTTGTGATAATGATGGAGGTGATGCTGATGAGTCGGGGGAGGTGTAGGTCGTTGAATTTCGTCGTTCATGGTGAAAAGATAACGGAATTGGCGCGTGATAAGTACAAGGAGTCCAAGGATGTCGATGCTGGTATTGATTTCTTATGCAAGGCGTTGTTGGGATTCCCGCGTGATTTGGCGGAGATGGTTGTCAAGGGCAGCAAGAAGCTTGTCGGCGTTAATGAGGTGTATCTTGAGGATGATGATGCGGAGGTAGTTCCTTACGGATATATACAACCGTCTGATATATCGTCCGTGGAGTGCGGGTGGATTAGTCCCGACGGATTATGCTTTGGCGATGCGGATTATAACGGGCGCGATAACCACATACTTTTGTCTAAGGCTATATGCGAAAGATATTATCCCGATAGCAAGAATGATGATTTCACGCTGGAGGATAACGGCTGGATAAAGCTATGTCCCTATGTTGCGACGATGTATGCTGGCGATGCCAAGGCTACGGAGGCGCAGAAGGAGGCTTTGGCGATGTTCTGTGAAACGCATGGCAGGCGTATTGCTTTAGGCAACTATGCGCAGGAGACGCTATATTCCGCTGGCGAGCTTCGTGCTATGGATATTTTGATGTTTAATAAGAGGATATAGTATGAAAAAGCCAGTATTTTTCCTTGGTGCGTCGCTTTTACGCGAAAAGATAGCCATCTCGTCTGAACATGTTCCCGAACTTTGCTTAGACGTTCAAACGTTCAACGAAAAGAACGCCTACGCCACTCCGCGTTTCACGCGCCCTTGTGACATGAGTATTTCTTTGGATATAAAGGCCGACGTGACGAAAGATGATATTTCAAATATTCTTGGTATGAGCCCGATTTTCGATGTCAAGGTGCAAGATTTGCGCGGAAACGAGCTTGTTATCCCAAACGCAAAGATTTCTGCACGCTTGAGCGTTGCTGGCCGCATACCGCGAAAGATGAAAAAGGCGTTGAAAAAGAAACATGGTGTCTATTGGAAGCAGCACCATCCGAACGTGGAAAGGTTTTATTCAATTTCAAATAAAGATTAAAGATTATGATTTCAAAAGAAAAAGTTCAAGAATTGATTAAGCGTGCCTACAGCATTGCAGCCACACACGGCTTTCATGAGGTAGACCGCAGTAATGCGCATTTTCTGATGCTCGTCGTTTCGGAAATCGGCGAGATGGTCGAGGCCGACAGAAAATCGCGCCGTGCCGACATGCAGGGCTGCAAATACAGCTCTATGGATTTCATCCGCACGTTTGAAACGTATGTCAAAGATACGCTGGAGGATGAATTGGCCGACGTTGTTATCCGTATTTGCGATTTCTTGGGAACACGGCATATAGAGCCGCTTATCCTTGAGGAAACATCTACAAGCGATGATTGGGCTAAACTTTGGGGTAACGACTCTATCAACGAGCAATGCTACGGATTGACGAAGATTATAACCCGTATTGACGAAGATACGTCGGCAGACGATATTTCCCGCCTTCTTGGTGCTTCTCTTGCATGGTGCTTTGATTTCGCTGATTTCCACAAGTTCGACCTGCTTTGGCATGTGGAGCAGAAGATGCGATACAACGAGACCCGTTCCATTCGTCACGGTAAGAATTATTAAACGTTATTTGTTATGCCAAAGTTCGTAAGAATCAAGGTTGGCGAGGAGAATCTGCCGTATCTCTTTAACTTAGAGGCGATAGAAAGCGTCGACCTGCGAAACAAGCGCGTTTATACCGTAGGCGCACACCAGCCATATCATATTTACGACCAAGCATCATGGGAGAAAATACTGCAATATGCGAACGCAAATGCGGAATAACGGTTTTAAGCCGTTTTAAGGCGTTATTTCCCTTTCGGCGGGTACTTTATAGGCTCAAAGGGAGAAAACGCGCCTACGGGCTTGAAAATGGGCAAAAACAAGATATAAAACATAAAATTATGAAGCAGTTTAAGGTAGAATTGGTTTATTGCGGGTTAAAAACAACGTTAGACCTGCGTCGCGTCGTGGCAATATCGCATCCCAAGAGTGGCAAGTTTCTGATTTATTTTGAAAATGCCATTTGGAGCGTCGACGAGAAGGAGTATGATAGTGTTTACAAAGCTTGGATGGCCGTATGAGATGCACCAGCTGCCAATATTGGCTAAAATCCCGTTTGCAGGGTAATCATTGCACCTGCACCCGCAGCGTAAAGCCCTGCGAGCTTGAGCGGCACAACAAGCAACATAAGGCCAAGAAGCGTAAAAAGCTCGAGAAGTATGATAAAAGTATGCGAAAAATGCGGTTTTAGCGGATTTAGCGGCCAATCGTGGTACACATATCTACTTTTCGGGTGTATATGGGTACACATCAACAAACATTTCAGTTGGCCGTTTATAAGTTTCAAAAGATTACCGTTTTAGCTATGACACAGCAGGAATTTGACCGACAAATGGAAAGGGCTCAGAAAGCGTCTTACATCAAAGGCGCGGTAGCCATTGCGGTACGCCTTTGCGTTACCCATCCAGCTTTGGCTATGGACTGGTATGAACGCCAGCCCAAGGCAGTACAAGATTAATAACATTAAAATATTAAAGCAATATGGAATTACAAGGAAAAGTCGTTGCGGTGCTTAATCCGCAGACATACACATCACAGAAGAATGGCAATACATACGTAACCAATCAGTTCGTTATCGAAACGCAGGGGCAGTACCCGAAAAAGGTGGCCTTCAAGGTTATGGGCGAGGATAAGTTCGCGCAGATGCAGATTGACGTTGGCGGTTTCTATAACGTATCATTCGACGTCGAGAGCCGCGAGTGGCAAGGTAAGTGGTTCACGGAGTGTCAAGCGTGGCGTGCCGTTCGCATGGACGGACAGCAGCAGGCGGCAGCTCCAGCACCAGCGGCCAATGCTGGCACTACTACGGGAAATGCCCCGTCAGCACCAGCACCTACAAGCGCACCAGCCGCATCGCCTATGCCCGAAACGACGGGAGATACACCAGCTGACGATTTACCATTCTAACTATGCGTAACGATACCCTGCAAGCGATGGCGCGTGAATATCTTTCGAGATTGCGCTATATGGCTAACAAACGCGGCCTGCTGCCTTGGCTTAACAGCACCATACGTGCTAACAAGGATGGCAGCTGCGAGGCCACCGAAAAGGAGGTACGTATGCTTTCGCGCCTTTGCGATGATGCCAATATCAAACGTACAGACGTGCCTAAGATATTGGGAAAGTCGTACCGCAGATGCGTGGATGATGATGATTTCGGAAAGATACGTACCAACTTGGAGAATAGGGCTATCTATGACAAGGTGTCTACGCTCTTGCTTGCAGGAAAGTTGAACAAAAGGAACAAAGACAAGAAAAATGGATAAACTGACGTCTATATACGGTCACAATGGCATATACATCAAGGAGGACTACAAGTTCGCCAAAGGTGGCGTATGCGGCACAAGAGGCCGTATGGTTTACTCTTTGCTAAACCGCGTTGATGATGCTGGCTACACGGAGGTCACCTATGCCTGCGGGCGTAATGATGTTGATTTGGCACTTGTGGCGCAGGGCTGTGCGGATTTCGGGTTTAAGTGCGACATATTTACCCCTAACGGCGATGAAACGCCTATGATGGCTGCGATGGCCGTGCTAAACAAGAATCTGCACTATCATCAAGTGGCTAACGGCTACAATAACGTTATTAACGCCCGTGCAAGGGAATATGCGGACATGGATAGCAACCGTATCATGCTACCGATGGGCTTTGCTGCCCGCTGTGCCGTTGAAACGGTCATGCACCAATGTTTCTTAGTGCCGCAGGATATAAAGCGTATTGTGGTGTACGATGAAAGCGGCGTTATCGTTGCTGGCATCTGTCACGGCTTGTCGTTCTATAACCGCCCCGACGTGGAGGTTATGGGCGTAACGGCAAAGCGCGAGCCGTACAATACCGTTGCAAGGCTGCTTGGAAACGGATTGTTTGACCGCCCGCAGGTAACGTTCACATATAAGCGCATCAAGCAAACGACGTCGACGGAAGATGTTGTCTACGAAGATATTCCGATGCTGGCTCAGTCGGATGCGCATTGCATAAAGTTCTTGGAAAGTGGCGACATGCTTTGGTGCTGTGGCGATAAATTGGGATAGTATATGCTGGAGTTCAATAACGTATATCACGGCGACTGCTTGGAGCTTATCCAGCAAGTACCCGACAAGAGTATTGATGTGTGTATCACGGATTTGCCCTACGGCATAGACTATCAGTCCTCTTGGAACGGAAAACAAAAGCACTTTGACAAGATTGCCAACGACAAAAGGCCGTTTGTTGATTTTATCAAGTACCTGCCAAGGGTTATGAAAGATACGGGTGCTGTTTATCTGTTCACACGGTGGGACGTCCAGCAGCCCGTTATAGATGAATTGCAGGCGAACGGTATGCGCGTAAAGAACGTGCTTATATGGGATAAGGGCAATCACTCTATGGGCGACCTTGAATCGGCCTACGGCAGCAGATACGAAAGCATCGTGTTCGCGCCGATGAAGGATTTTAAGTTTCAAGGGAAACGCCCCGTAGATATTATATCCGTTCCCCGTGTGTCCACCGACAAGATGGTGCATCCAAATGAAAAGCCCGTCAATTTGTTACGACGTCTAATTCTTGACGCGACGAAAATGGGGGGGGGTAAATTCACAGTCATGGACTGCACCTGCGGCAGTGGCACGACGCTTATCGCGGCGATACAGCAGAAATGCTCGTTTATCGGCTTTGAGCTTGACGAGCATTATTATGAACTGACGAAGAAGAGAATAAGAATTGAACAAAGTCAACTTACATTAGATTTTTAGTATATGGAAAAAGAACTTAGGAGCGATGTGTTCAACATGGATTGCGTGGAATATATGAAAACGCTGCCCGATGATTATTTTGATTTAGCCGTAGCCGACCCGCCTTACGGACATGGCGGCAGCGAGGCTTTCATCAAGGGTGGCCGATTCCACAAAGGCCGTTTCAACCGCTATCGCCAAGTGGACGGTAATCCCATCGACATTGATGAATGGGATAAAGCACCCGATGATGATTTCTTCGAGGAGCTTTTCCGTGTGAGCAAGAATCAGATTATTTGGGGTGCTAACTATTTCGACGGTATGCCTGCCACACGCTGTTTCTTGATATGGAAAAAGCAGATTCCCGAAAATTTCTCTATGGCCATGTGCGAGTATGCGTGGACGAGCTTTCAAGGAAATGCAAAGATAGTGGAGTTCAGCCAACTTAGCAAGCCCGATGATAAGCGTTTTCACCCAACAGCAAAACCTATTGAATTGTATGCGTGGATTTTCAAAAACTATGCAAAAGCTGGCGACCTTGTGTTTGACCCAACATTCGGTAGCGGTAGCAGTAGGATAGCCGCATACAAGCTTGGTTTGCATTATGTAGGATGCGAGATTTCGCCTTTGTATTTCAATGCAGCGAACGAACGTTTTGATAGGATAATAAACGGCATACAGAAAACAAAGGATGGCGGCGTAGTTCAGCAATTATCGCTGTTTTAGCAAATAATAACATAATATATTTTGCTATATGGAAACTATTGTGTAACTTTGCAAAGTGGATAGGGTGGTTTGGCCACCATCTGATAAGGGGTAAGCCTATCACCCCTTCCACTTTTTTAAATGATAGGCTTAAACTAAAAGATAGGTAAAATATGAAAGAAATTTGGAAGCCCGTAACAAGAATGGCACGTTACAACGAGTGCTTGGAAATTGTCAGATGGATAGACTTGAAAGGCATGGTGAGTGTATCGAACTTAGGAAACATAAAACGTGCGAACGGGACTATACCGTCAACAAAGCCCGATAAAAGAGGGTATGTTGTTGTATGTATTGAACATAACCGTTTTCGCTTGCAGCAGGTAATAATGCAAACATTTCACCCCGAAGGCATAAAGGACGGTGTTAGTGTAGACCATATTGATAGAAACACGTTAAATAATAATCTATCAAATTTACGCTGGGCTACCAAAGATATTCAGTTTGCCAACCGCGAAAACAAGGCATATAAATATAAAAAAGTAAAATGCCTTAATAACGGAATGGTTTACAACTCTTGCCAAGAGGCCGAGGCTTTACTTGGTATAACACGTAATACGGTGGCGAGGGTTGCGCGTGGTGAAAGAAAAAACACCAACGGTTATAATTTTGTTTTTGTATAACACATAATAAGAAAGATTATGGCATTACGATTAACAACAGACGAGCAGATAGCCCGCGTTAGGGACATCTTGTTAAAGGCCGACACTCGCGGCATTATCGAAATCGAGGACAACGGCATCGTTATAGATGATGGGCTGGATTTCGACACTATGGCCGAGATTGTGGACTATGTAAGGACGCTTGCGCCTAACAAGGAGCTTTTCGAGGAGTGCTGGAAGGCATACAACAGAAAGGGCTCAAAGAAAAAGGCTTTGGATTATTGGAAGAAAATGTCCGAACGTGAAAAGGAAAGCGTCCTGCCCCATATCAAGGCATACGTCTCCAGCAGGGATATTCAATACTGCAAGGATTTCGAGCGTTACCTCCGCGATAAGGTTTACAAGACGGTAGTGTTTGCAAACAATCAGATTATCTACGACCCGACAAAGGAGGATAGCTGCGATTCTGTTTATAGGCCGATATGCGGTGGCGCATTGAATTGGAACGATTATTATCAGAAATACATGTATATAGGCAATTTCGATGGTTTCATTTCCGATGGTTATACGGATGAGAACCGTCCCGACGGTGCAACTATCATGCTTAACAATAATCGTGGCGATATAATGTGGGATGCGAATTTTAGGGTTTGGATAAACAAGTAATCTATATATGTACGAAATTAATGAAGGCCAAATAAGGCAATGGTGGCAGCTGTTCAACCCGCAGGGAAAGCTCGTTGAGATACGCCTGCTTGGTAAGGCGGCATACAGCGGCTACTTTCGCGATATTGATACGCTTATTGCACAATTGCGCCCGTTGTTAGACCATAACAACTATCAGTATTACGGCGCGATGCAGGCGTATTTCACGCTCAACGAAATCAATGATGCGCTATACAGCCGTGAGCAGCACGACACATTCGTAAAGAAACCGAAGTCAACGACCAACGATGGCGATATTACCCGTCGGCGCATGGTGCTTATAGACCTCGACCCAAGCCGTGCTGCTGGCATCAGCGCAAGCGATGATGAGTTTGAGAAAGCACACCTAAAGGCCGTTGATGTATTCCGCTATCTTATCGGTGCTGGATTCAAAGAGCCGATAATCACGAAATCGGGAAACGGCTGGCATGTGTACCTCCCGTGCGACATGCCTAACGATGAAGAGCATAACGAGCTTGTTAAGCGTTTCTTGCAGTCGCTATCAAAGATGTTTTCTGACGCGAACGTGGAGATTGACGAGAAGGTTTTTAACCCTGCCCGCATCGACAAGCTTATAGGCACATGGGCTAAGAAAGGCTCTGATACGCCCGACCGAAAATGGCGAATTGCCGAAATCGTGAAAGTGCCAGCCGATTTGTCGCCAAATGATGATGAGCTATTCCAAAAGATAGCCGACCTGCTGCCAAAGGAAGAGCCAAAGGTAGCCCCCAACCGCAGGCCGCAATATCAAGGCAATAACACCCCGTTTGATTTGGTTACGTGGCTTAACGAGCACGGCATCAAGTACCGCGAAAAGAAAAGCGGCACAAGCACCCTTTATGAGCTTGAGTACTGCCCTTGGGTAGATACGCATAGCGACCGCAAGAAATGGGATAGCGCATTGTTTGTTGACAACGACGGTAAAATCACGTTCAACTGCACACACAGCCATTGCAAGGACAAGACATGGCATGATGTACGTTTGTTCTATGAGCCAACGGCATACGACCGTCCTGCCTATCAGCCGCAGTATGCGCCCCGCATCTATGCCCCGCAAAAGCCCCGCTATCAGATAAAGGAGGAATTGCCCGAATTGGGTAAGAAATGGCTTTGCATGGGTGATATTCAAAAGGTGGACTTATCATCTATCCCGCGTATCAAGACGGGCATCAATGAAATAGACCGCCTGCTCCTTGGATTGGCCGAGTGTGAGGTTACTTTGCTTTCGGGCGGTAACGCATCGGGAAAATCCTCGCTTTTGAATACGCTTATATGCAATTTCTTGCAGCAGGGCGCACCGAGCGCATTGTTCAGCGGCGAGCTGCCAGCACATATCCTAAAGGCATGGATTCAGATGGTGGCCGCAGGAAAGGAGAATCTTAAACTATCCCAATACGGCGACGGAAAGTATTTCGTGCCGAACAATATAGCAAAGCGCATCGACGATTGGATGGACGGTAAGTTCTTCCTTTTCAATAACGAATACGGCAACACATGGGAGGAGGTCTTTCACGACATGAAGGAGCTTTTGAAGGCTGGCGTGAAAGTGTTTATTCTTGACAACCTTATGGCATTGGATATAGACCTGCTGGAGGGCGACAAGAACAATAAGCAGAAAAACCTTATCCTGCAATTGAAGGATTTCGCAAAGACAAACAACGTTCATATTATCATTGTTGCGCACCCGCGTAAATCATTGGCTTTCTTGCGTAAGGCTGATATATCGGGAACTGCCGACCTTACAAACGCCGTTGATAACGTGTTTATCGCACACCGTGTAAACCAAGATTTCCTAAAGGCTGGCGCGGAGTTCTACGGGCAGTCGCAGATACAGCGTTATTCGTGTTTTGGAAACGTGGTGGAAATATCCAAAAACCGTATGTATGGCGTTTGTGATGTGCTGGTAGGCTTGCACTATGAGCTCGAAAGCCGCCGTTTCAAGAATACGCCCGATGAGAATATACACTATGGCTGGGAGGCCGAGCCCGTTCAAGGCACAATGTCCTTTAATGAAAACGAACGTGCGGAGGTATATACCGAGCAAAGCGATGCGCCCTATGCCGTAGGCGATATGCCGTTTGCACCACCTATTGATAGTGATGCACCATTCTAAAAAGCGTTAAAGTTTGGTTAAATAATGTAATTTCTTTGGAATATGCCAAAATAAATACTACCTTTGCGGCAGATTTCCTTTATTAATAATTAATATAGTTACTTTTAAAACGTTTACGAAAATGAGCAAGAAAGTTGAAAAGAAAATTGATGAGTTAATTAACATGGTTGGCAAAACCGAGTCCGTTGTTGTTATCTACAAGGATGAGAAGGACAACGTCCACTATTTTGATTCCTGCAATGATGGCATCGACATTGCCGCTGCTATTGCCACCGTACTTGATGATTACTACGGCGACGACATCAAGGATGGCAAAATCTTTGCAGAGGGCGTTATGGATGCCCTTGGTGCTATCATCAAGAAACACGGCGATGCTGGCAGACGTATCGTGCTACGCCTTATGCCGATGATTTCGATGGCCGCAAAGAAAACCCTTGAGAACCTCCGCGACCGCCTGCAAGGAATGGTTGATGATGCCGACGAGGATTGCACCGACTGCGACGAGCGTTTCAACTGCCCGCTGCCAAGTGCTATCAAGTGGCGTAAGGAGAATCATGTACCAGCACCCAGCAACCGTCACGGTAAGAACGGGCGCAAGCGTAACAATCCCAAAGGCAACTAACCATGCAGCAGCAAAAGCTTTACTACAAGGATGAAAAGGGACGGTATCGGGTTTATCAAGAGCCCGAGCCGCCTTTTGATAATGTGCTGTACCGAAAGGTCTTGCACGGAAAGAAAGTAGCGTATGAGCCACAATCCATGTGTATAGACAAAGGATTGGATGAGGGCGTTTGGGTAGTTGTTAAGCACTTGTACGGCAAAAGCTATACAACGGGCAAATACCTGCATGACTGCTTCCTTTGCCTAAAGGCATCGGACATCCAAGAAACGCCGTTATCTAAGCTTGGTGGCATGGATAAGCTGGCCGACTGGCTGTGCCATAATTGGGATAAGCTGCCAAAGCAGACATCGCAGTATGATTTCTGCCGTGCCATCGTTGGTATGCTTTTCCAATACGAAAACAGAAAGGATGGAAAATAGCGTGTCTATATGCTGCGACGTAACATGCCCCGAAAGATTTTCTTGTGCGCAGTTTGCAAGGGCAATGGACGTTAATGCTGGAAAGATAATAAACGGCTATTATATCATAGAAAAGTGCAATTACGAAAAAGCAAAATAGCGATATGGCAGAAATAACGAAATTAGACAAGGCGTTCAAGGAGGATGCGCAGGAATACTCGTTTAACGTAGAAAGCGAGCTTTTCCACCATCTGCCGAAAGGCTTGCAGACGCTTTGGAAGGTTGAAACGGAGCAGCATTTCATCAATGGTATGCTTCACATGCTGGAGAATCCCAATGGAGGTGCTTTGCTTTACGTGAACCGCAAGTCGTATGAAATAGGGCGCAGGGAGGCTTTGGATATGCTTTGGAACAATCCCGAAATAAACCTGCCGAAACCCGACCGTAACTGCCTTGCCGAAATGGTTGACGGGCATATCTATATTGCGCGTTACAGCGGTAAGCTTTGGTCGTGGGCTGACGGTGCGCCCGTTGGCATAAACGAGAATGGCGACATCATGTATTCAAGCTGGTGTAGCATAGACCCGACATACGAGGTTAAGCGTTGGTGCTACGTGCATGATTTGTACCCCGAAAACAAAAAGAAGAATGGGTAAGTTCGACACGATAGACAGCGTAAAGGTGCGACAGATGGCCTTGTTTTCCGAATTGGATGTCAGCAAGGTTGTTTGGAAAAAGAAATGCCGTACATGCGCTTGGCGCAAGCGTTTTGCACTTAACGAACACTCTAACAAGGTGGTGCAATGCTGTACCCTGCAACCGTCTAAACGCAGCAACAGCGGATATAAGACGATAAAGGTTACGGATATAGCCTGCATCGCATACAAAGAAAAAGAATAGATATGGCGAATATTACAATTATAGGATTCGTTGATAACATAAAGTACCTACCGAACCAAGGCGGCTGTTTCGTTTTTGTTTCGGAGTTCAAGAAAGGCTACAAGAAATCCAGCGGCGAGGTCGTTGATGATAAGTACCTTTCTTGGAAGGTTATCTTTAAGCAGGGACTTGTAAAGTACATCAACAATCACTTTAACAACGGTATGCTGGTAGAAATCAAGGGCGAGGTATTCCCTTATGCCATTGATAAAGAAACCATCGTGCAGGGATATTCCGTTATAGGGCAATGTATGAACCTTGCAAGCTATCCCCGTTCTACGGTAAAGATGGAGCAGAATCTTGTAAAGGAAAGCCTCCTGCATGGCAGCGAGATACCGAATATCGACGAATACAAGAAACCCGACTTTTAGTGTTATATAACATCATATTTTCTAACTCTTTAAAATTACGTAATTATGGCAAGTAAGAACAGCATGGAGCAAACCATTCAAACCCTCAAAGGCGACAACGAAGAGTTGATGAAGGAAAACGCCTCCTTGAAAAAGCAGATTAGCGGATTCAAGACATCCAATGCGAACTACAAAAAGCAGATTGCCCACCTCAAGCAGCTCGACAAGGAGGGTGATGAGCTTAACGAAAAGCGCATTGCCGAAATGGACGTTATGCAAAAGAACCACTTGGCCGAGGTCAAGCAGCTGGGACAGTCCATCAAGGAAAAGGATGAGAAAATCGCCGAAAAGGACAAGGTCGTCAACGGCTTGCAGGAGCAGGTGCGTGAGCTTATCCAAAAGAAGAATAAGCTGGAGGCCGAGGCCGCTGCCAACAAGGATTATATCACGGAGCTTGAGGCTACCGTCGAAGACCTCCGTAAGCCTTGGTGGAAGAAGTTTTTCTAAGCCAGCTTATCTATTTATTGTCGAAAAGAAAGGCCACTATCCTCGCGGACGGTGGCTTTTCTTGTACCATTCGCTAATGGCAACTTCAACAAATCTTAATTTTTTTATTAACTTAAACTGAAATCAACACTTTAAGAATCTATCGCTGGTGCATCAAGCGTGTGCAGGGTTATAGTGCCTATGATATAGGAATTGTCGCCACGTCCAAGTTTTACCGTTGTCGGCTTGTATTCCTTTAAGCACACGCAATGCACGTATTTGTTCCCAAGATATGCGGACTTAATCCAAACATCGCTGTCCGTTAGGAACGACGCAAAGCTGTCGTGTACCGCACGGACATCAAATCCAGTTTGTGTGGTTGCATATTTCTTTCGAACGATGAACGTAATGTCAATATCCACATTTTCACGTATCACAACGGGATTGTTCTGATTATCGAATGTGGTTATCATAAAGTCCTCCTGCTGGGAGTTCACCCATTGAGCCGTGTATATGTTCACGGGCTTACCCTTACCAAGCATACCGTCGACTTTAAGTATTGCAACACCGTCGTAAAGAGTCGTTATGTCGGAAAACGAACCGTTGGCCGTGTTCTTTGCAAAATATCTGTTTGATGAATTGTTTGCCATAATCTTATAATCTTAGTTCTTTGTCGAAAATCTTAATGTTATCAGTAGTGCAGTATTTGCCTTTCTCAACGGTGGCGTTACGCGAATATCGGTACACCACAATGCTGCAAGTATCATCAGCATCTTCAATGATTAGCCTGCTATCATCGAAAAGGTAGATGTGCGGAGAATTGTACCCATCGCAAACGAGGTGTATCTCGCTGCCAGCCCCAATATAGAAATTAGGGCATTTGGCGGCTTTAATTTCGAGCTGCGGGCAATTACACCACATAAAGGCCGTAACATCGTTGTCGGGCTTGCAAATGGCCTTAAAATCAACGTAGATAGCATAAGAATACCCTTTAACGAGGTCTGCATCAAGAATCGGGCGTTTCCCGTTAATGAAATCGGGAAAGTTCTTGAGGATATACTCCTTGCTTAATCCCTTGCCTTGATAGCAATGTGTAATGAAATACGGGAGGCTCTGCTGGCGCATAACCAGCTTAACAAGCTTTTCCTTATCATCACCGCATTTGCGCCACTCGGTTTTGTATTCCGCACACAAGGGGGCTGTTATCTCCCCTTGTAATGCGGCCTTGTAAAATGCTAACATTCCATTATCCATAATCACGAAAATTAAACCATTTCAACACGAACGGCCATACCCGAAGGATTAGACCAGCCGTTAAGAATATTCTGTATAGCCAATTGCACTTGATAGCTTTGCTGCAACTGCAAGAGCATCTGCGACATCGTTGCAACCTGCACGTCAAGGTCGAATGTAACAAGCATATCGCGAATCTGCATCAAGGTATCGCTTTGCAGGTACACTTGCTGGCTAACGCCGTTAAGGTATGCCTCAATAGCTCCAGCGGTCGTTTCCGTAACGCCTTGTATGCCCTGCTGCAATGCTGAAATCGTGCTGCCAGCCTTGTTTTGACCGTATTCGATACCGAAGGCATCCATGTAAGCGTCGAAGATTTCCTTAACCTCGGATTGCCATGTATCACGCATATTGCGGATTCCCTCGACATCTTCGGGTGTAGGAATGGCGGCTTTTGTGTAAAGCTCTTGAAGCTTTTTGAGATATTCCTCGTATTGCTTCTTAACTTCCTCGCTTTCGGCATTAGCGATTTTCTTGTTTATGTAGTCGAATAGCTGTGCGAAAGTCTGCTGTCCCGTAGGCAGGTAATCATCATCTTTCATGTAACCGCCATATCCCCAGCTGAACCAAGCACCAAGCAAGTTAGCCCAATCAGCATTAACGCCCGTAAGCTCATCCCACGTCATTGTCTGCTTGTCGGCGCGTTCCTTTGCCATCTTTTCAACCTGCGAGAACATCTCCTCCATCTTTTCGCCGATAACCTTTCCTACGATTGCCTTCATAATCATGTTGTCAATCATATTCTCGAAGGAGTCGGAATAAGCGGACATGTAATCCTCGCCGTTCTTGAAAGCCTCAATCATCGAGGCGACCATGCTTTCGGCTGCATCACCAACACTTGAAATATCAAGCAGGTCGTTTACGATTTCCTTCGTAGAGTTGCGGATTTCAATCTCTAAGTCGATGATTTGGCCTTTTAGCTCTTCGATACGGTCTTCGTCGCGGTTTTTCTCCTTTCTTGATTCCTCAAGTTGGAGTTGGCGTTTCGTTTCCGCAAGCTGTAATTCCTTATTGGAAATAACGGCACGCTTAGTACCAAGCTCTACAGCACCGTAGGCATCATTTACAGCCTCTTCAAGTTCCTTGTACGTATTGGTAAGGCGTTTTACGGCACGGTTGGATTCCTCGACCTTTTCGGTAATGGCCGCATTTCCACTCCATGCGTCTGCAAATGTCGTAACAATACCCGTAAGCACACCAGCGGCAGCACCGATGATAGCACCGTAACCACCGCCTATCTGAGCACCGATGGCAGCACCTTGGCCTCCTTTTTCAAGGATTCCTACGACATCTTTGATGGTTTTTGCGGCGGAAGTCATGCCTCTGCCACCCATAGCCTCCGCCATTTCTCCGAACATCGAAACGGCTTGGCTTGCGGCACTAATGGCATCATTGATAAAGCCAACAATCTCGCCAGCGGAAACATTGGAAAGGGCTTTGATTTCCTCAAGGCGTTCTTTCAGCGTTTTAAGCTGCTTGGCTTTTTCTTCGGAAAGCTTGCCTTCTTTCTTTTCCTCATCTTCGAGTTTCTTGATGGCCTCCTGCGTCTTTTCAAGTTCGGGCTTAAACTCCTCTGCACGTTCCTTTGCCTCGTCAAGGGCGTTCCCGATAGCCTTGAACGGATTGCCTTGGCGTTGCTGTGTATGCAGCTGCTTTAAGGCTCTGTTTATCTCCTTGATTTGCTTGTCGGTAAGCCCCTTTGCGGATTTCTTGTACTGCTCGATACGACGGATAAGGCCACCGATGGCTTTCTCTGTCATACCCGAAAGATTACCCGTTGCGACAATCCATTCGGGTGTTTTCTTGAACTCCTCAAAGGCGAGGTTTGCAAGGTCGCTAACCTCCTGCTTGTCAATGGCAACCTTGATATTAAGCTTAGTGCCATCGTTGGCGGCAACCTCTTCACAAAGGTCTTTAAGCTCCTTGATAAGCTTTGCCTTTTCTGTCGGGTCGTCGGTAGCCAAAATGCTTGTGGAAAGTTCAAGTGCCTTTACCCTTTGGTCTTTGTTTCCGAAACGCTTAACGAAAGCCTCGCGCTCCTTTGTTGCATTGTTCTGAATGGTGTTTGCCTTGTATTCGTATTCGGCATATTTCTCGAGAAGCTTATTCCAATTCTTGATAGTTTCGTCGGCATCCTTTTTCCAAAGCTCACGGACTGTCTTCTGTGCGCTTTCCACAGCCTTGAAAAGCGTACTGCTCTTATCAAGCCCATCAAGCGAATCAAGGTCGCCCATAAGAACGTCGAACGGTGTAGTGATACCGCCCTCGTTAAGCCACTTGTCGACGCTGGTCTGCATACGGCTGATAACATCATCAATGGTATGCGGCAGGTCTGCTATCTTTTGCGGGTCTAAGCCGATGGCATTTGCAAAGAGGCTACCCAATTCGGGGTTAGCGTCAAGCTCGATGGCAAACTCATATTCGTCCTTGATTTTGCCAAGCTCGGAATTAAGGCCATCCGTAATCTTTTTGTAATCGTAGGTCTTTGCCTCGACGGTAAGCTTTTGAATCTCGACGTCCATGTCCTTCAAGCCTGCGGTCTTAACTTTTCCGCTTGCTATAAGGTCATTGCGCTGTTTTTGCAGGGTTTCGAGAATGGCACGGGTGTCCTTTCCCGCGAAATCCTTTGCATTGAACTTACTTATGCCGTATTTCGCAAGAATATTGTTTACGCGGCTTAATGTGTCCGCATAGCCTTGTGCGGCCAATTGTGCGGCCTGCATATCATCAACACCCGATTTGCGGAGCTTATCATAGTTGCTTTGAACCTCACGGATGATAGAAAGCTCTTGGCGTAAAGCCTCATTAACCTCCTGCTCGGCTGTTTTCTGTGCTTTGGCGTTGGCCTTTGCCTGCTTGCTGGCGTGACCGCCTTTTGCCACAGCCTCGTTATAGTCGTTCTGTGCCTGCGTAAGCTCGGTAATAAGATTCTTTGCCTCTTCGTTTTGCTCGTCTGTGAGTGACGTTGCGGGAATCTTGTTAAGCTCGGCTTGGCGTTGCTTTAACCGCTGAATCTTAGTCCATGCGGCATTAGCTGCGGCATCGGCATCTTTAAGTGTATCGTAAACACCCTTTTCGTCGGTGGTTATGGTAAGCTTGAGGAAAATCTTCCATGTGTTAGCATCGGCAACAAGCCCTTTCAGCTTATCGAAAGATATGCCATATTGCTTGCTGAACGACTCGGCATTATCCTGCGCCCACTTTTGCCATTTCGGTTGCGACCAATCAATCTGCTCAAGCTCCCTGCGCGACATTTTGCCAAACATGGAGTTGATTTCGCTTGCGTGCTGGTTTTTAAGCCAGTCAAAGAAAGCCTGCGAAACAGCCTTACCGCTGCCAAAGGACGCAAGCCATGCCTCCTCTTCTTGCTTTACCCGCGCGGCGCGTGCGGCATTGCCCTGCTCGATTTCAAAATCATATTCCTCTTGGAATTGGGCTTTGCGCTGTGCGATAAATTCTTCCTCCGCAGCCATACGGTACTGAAGCTGTTCCTTTGAAGAAAGGTTTGCATCAGCAAGAATCTGATTATTTGAACGTTCAAATGCCTCACGCATACCCTCCGCCGTATTGATACCAACGGAAGAAAATGCGTTGAACATTGACGATATAGTGTCCTTGAGGTCGTTGGAGAATGTGGTGAACTGCGCTTGAACATCGTGCAAATCGCCTTCTGCACCCGCCTGCTTTTGAATGGCAGCTCCCTTTGCGTTTGCGAGGCTACCCCATTTCTCGATAACCTTATCAAGCTGTTCTGAATAATCCTTGAGGTTATCAATAAGGCCATCGGGCAAAGACCATAAGTTCCACCACTTAGACCAATCGCCATTGATGGTTACGGCCTTATCGTCAAGCGACTCAAGCGCACCGTTAATATCGTGAATCTGCTGGAGATAGTTGAATCCAGCGCGAACACGGTCATTAACGTCCTCTATCTGCATCAGCTTGTCGATGAACACACCGCTTGCGGCACTTGAAAGCTCAATCTGCTCGCGTATTGCGCCCCATGCCTTTAACGCCTCGGCATCATTCAGATTCTTGTATTGGGGAATACCGTCCTTTGTGGCAATGGCAGGCACGCCGTTCTTTTGCACCTTTTCTTGATACTCAAAGACTTTTTTGTAGGTCTCGCTGTAATCCTTCATGAATTGTGCAATGGAATCGGCACTTTCCTTTGCGCTATCCACAATACTCTTGTTGATGTCGCGTATCTTATCGCTAATCTCGGAGAATGTGTAAACGGCCTCAACGATAGCACCGATAGCGGCCATAGCAGCCATTTGCGGCAGGAACATCGCGATAGTCTTACCAAGGCTTGCAAGTGAAATACCCATCTGCTTGATAACAAGCGAGAAAGCCTTTCCGACGGTGATATTCTCTATTTCGGATTTTTTCAGCAGCTTCAACTTAACAAGGGCTTTCATCAGCTCCTTGTCGTTCTTGTTAAAGGCTGCAAGCAACAAAGCCTGCGTCTTTGAAAGCTCGCGTGTTGAAAGGATGGCTTGGTAATCTGCTGCGACAACTTTCTTTTTGTTCGCTATCTGCTTTTGCTCGCTAACCAGCAAGCGGCGGACTGTACCCTCCCTTTGCAGTTCAGATGCAGCCTTTTCCTTATCCATAAGGATGCTCTTTCGCATCACCATAGCACTCTCGCCGACAAGCTTGTTTACTACAAGCTGCGTGCCTTTGTAAAGACCAAGGGCAATAACGACCTCGGATATTACATGGCTAAGTTCCTTCCAATTTTGGAAAAGCGATTTAAGAGCCGTGATAGGCAATGTCAGCATACCTTGGTTTTCCTTACCAACGGCATTAAGCATATTGTTCCATGCCAATGTAAGGTTTGCCAACTGCACGCGAAGGGTTTCGGCCTGCTTTGCTTGAAAATCAAAGAACTTACCGCCCTCGTCCGTCATTTTGTTAAGCACGGCCATAACATCGTTGTACGATACGGCCTTCTTACTCATACGGTCGTAGACATCACCCGTAGAAACTACGCGGCCTTCAAGCTCGGAGAAGTGGTCGGCCAGCGATTTCACGATAGGCAAACCAGCATTTGCGAAGTCACGGGCATCACGGGCAGTAAGTACCGTCTGTGCGCGAATCTGACCTAAGTTGTATGTAAGACGCTCCATTGGTACGCCCAAGGCTGCGGAAAGGTCGGCCAAACGGCGTGTGGTGTTCACAACCTCGTTTGCTTGGAAATTGTAGGCCGTTAATTGCTTTGCGGCAGTACCCAACTCCATAAGTGTAAACGGCGATTTCAAGGCCATTGTATTCAGCTCTTGGAATATACGGCTACCACGTTCAAAAGAACCTATCAGAACGCCCAAGGAACGCTCCAGCAGTTCATATTGCGCACGGATGTCGTACACTTGCTTAACAAACGATGTTGCAGCACCCAGCGTAAGCGCATAAACGATACGGTTACGGATATAACCGAAACTTTGCGCGAGATAGTTGTTGGATTTGGTGAGCTGTATGCTGCGGCCTAAAAGCTCGTTCTGCATACGGGAAAGACGCTGGTATTCGTCGCCAAGCTTTTTGACTTGCGTGGCGTTTTTCGGGTCTATCTGAATATGCTTTAACGCTTGCAGCTTCTTAGTAATATCGTCGACGGATTTTTCGGGCAGGAGCTTTAAGTCCTTCAATGTCATTGCGGACATCTTGAACTTTTCGATAGACTTTTCAGTTCTATCAATGGCGTTTTGAATCTTATTCCATTGTGTTTCATCCAATACGCCCTTACCTTTCCAATTGGCAGCAAGTGCCTTTAGCTTTGCGAGCTTTGCCTCCGCTTGCTCAAGGCTGTTTGCGGGATGCGAGAACGCTACACGGATTTCCTCGCCAGCTTTCTTTGCCTGCGCCGCCATAGTGTTCAAGCCCTTTTGCTCGGCCAGCTTTCTGTTTCGCTCTTCGATAAGCTTGTTTTCTTGGCGTAATGCGTCGCTGTCAAGCTCCATCTCCTTTCGGTTTTGCTGGCGTTTTTCAATTTCCTGCTCCAGCGCACCGATGGTATTTGGCGCATATTCCTTTGGCTCTTTACCCTTACCGCCACCCGTAGCACCCGATTGTGCGGCTACCATAGCATCAAACGACGCGGACATATCCTTCCAAGCCTCCTTCATCAAATCGACGGAAACTTTCTGCGTAATAGCGAAATCCTTCATGGCCGATTTCATCTTATCCATTGCGGAGTCGAACTTACCAGCCATTATAGTAGTCTTATCACCAACGAAATCTATCAAATCGTTTATCGACTTTTCTAATTCCTTGGAATCAAGCTTACCAACAATCAGAACATCATCATTTGCTGCCATATCTTAAAGTGTATATATAGAGTTTATAACTATTCTTACTTTTTCTTGTTTCGCTGCGGCATCGGGATTTCCATCTCCTCTCCAGCAGCGAGGTCTTTAGGCGCACCGATGGAACTAAAGAACCGTTCGAGCTTCTTCTGTGCCTCGTATGCCTCCTTAAAGTTCTGCCAAGCTTTTTTGTCCGTACCCCGTAAGTATTTCGTGTGCGTGTTGTCAACAGCCATAAACTGCACTTGCGCTATGCTTAACCGATAGAGGTAATCGTCTAATCGGTATTGTGGGAAGGCTCGGAGGAAGTCTGCTGCATCTGCAATGATAGTGCTTCCATAAATAGTGATGCTGTCTCCTCCGATTTCTTCTTCCGCATCAGAAGTGAACCCGTAAGCGTACTCACCGATTTTTTGAGTAAAAAAAAAGCGGATAAATCTATTGATTTTATTGCGCCCAGCACAATTGCCGCCCATTGGTTTGCATCGTATGTGCTCTGCATGACCTTTGCCTTCATAACGCTAACATAGTAGTCGTTCTTTGTGCGAACCTCCTCCCAAGTAAGATTGTTACCGTCGGGAGTGAAAAGGTGATTGCAAAGCACAACGGCCATGATTTCACACATGGCATCCAAATCGGTACACAAGGCCGTTATAACCTTTTGGTCGGTATCTAACGTTTCATCAGCCTTACGCATATCCAACACAAGGTTACAGATACGGTACAACGAATAATAGCGCATACCCTTTACCTTATACTCCTTATCACCAAGGCGTATCAAGGATGGCGTATCATTGATTATCTCAACGATGTTTTTTTGGATGTCAATTGGAAAATCCTTTATCTCCTCTTGCTCCTGCGCTATCTGCTTGCTCTCGTTTTCCTTTGCCATAATATAACTTTTTCGTGAACGTAGTTTATTTTGATTCTAACGGCATTTCGTAAAGCAAAGGGGCGCATCATCGGGGACACCCCAACAACGCACCCCTCACGTTCACGAAAACGTTAGTTCCTTCATGCCAAGATTAAGATGTAGGCGTGTCACCGATAATCTTATACATGTGGTCGTTGTTGCTACCGTCGGTGTAAACCAAGGCGGTGATGGTAACGCTGTAGTTCAGCGCACCGTCGGCATCCTTCTTGATAGTACCAACAGTCAGACCCTTGTAGATAACCAGCGAACCAAAGCCGCGACCGAAATCGAGCTTCCACTCCTTCTCAGAGGTGTAAGCAGCAGCAGCACCCTCGTAGGTCTCTGGAGTACCTGCCGTTTGGCCTACGGGTGCAGTACCAGCGGTATAAGTACCACCAAAGATGGCAGGCAGCTCCGACAATTCGTAGTTTGCCAGCTCAAAGGTCATACGCACGGGATTACCTTGATAGAAGATGTCGAAAGGTGCATCGTAGAACTCGGCCTCAATCTCGGTAGATTCGGGCTCGTCCTGCGCGATAGCCAGTCCCTTCAAAACACCCATGAACTTGGTATAAGCCACATCAGCGGCAGAACCAACAGCGCGATAGCCAAGGCCAATCGGCTTCAAAGTTGTCTTTTTTGCCATAATTTGTTTCCTTTCTTTATTTTAATTAGTTACGAATTACTTTGTTGGTCTATTACGACGACAAAGGATTTTATGAAAGCATGGTATTGGTTTCCCTTTACCGTATTCTCGTTATCATCCATCGAGAGAACGCTATCCTCTAAGATATAGTAGTCGCCCTCATCAACGCGCCCCGTGTGGGCTTTAATGGCCGCTGTAATACCCTTATCGTAGGCATCGTAAAGCGTCTTATTCAAACGCCCGCGAGTCTTTTTGGATATGTAGGCCGTAACCGTGCAGCGAACCCAGCCGTATGCGTCGCCCTCAAACTCGGAATCATCATTGATATTGCCGACATTGGTAACGATAAAACCGTCCTCGATGTCCGATTTCGTAGTTTCCGTAGGCAATGTCATGGAATAGATGTTATCCGTGACACCTGCAAGAATCTCCGAAAGGAAATCATATATCGGTATGCGTGACGAATCCGTAATCATCGTGCTTAATATTTAGGCGTATCAATTTCAAGTGTTACTACACAAAGCGGACTGAGAGCTTTCTTGATGTGGTCGTACCGCTGCGAAAGAATATGGAACTTATAGAACTTGCCCTTAAAGGTGTAACCCTCCTCCATATATGCACCGTAGGGTGCTGTGGCGGCAAAAACTATTTCCCAGCCTTTGTCTTGGTCGGGCTTGTAAGCCTTTGCAAAATCATTGGCCAATTGGCGACCTTTCACGGGAACGCTGATAGATGGGCTGTATTCGTGCAGTAAGGAGTTTTTCCTCGCCTGCTTGCGCCCATAAGTGCCGTAGCCCTTGCGTTTTCCGTTAAAGTAAACACACCATACGTAGGAGTCGGATAAGTTGAAAGTCTCATTGTCAAAAGACACATTCTCCACGATATTCACGATTTCCGTTTCAGCGTACTCTATAAGCCGCTTGGTCTGCTCATCGGCAACGCTATTGAACAAACGCTTACCCCAAAGCTTTCCATTGAACTTGAACCGTGTCTTTGCCATATCGTTACGTATTGTATGTTATCTGTTCCATTCCTTGCGTGTCGCATAGATACTTACACCGCCCAATTGCGAAGGCTCTGCATTATCAACCACGAACGATACCTCTTGGTCGAACCGAACCAGCGTTATCTCGTCGCCCTTAATAGGAATGATATATTTGTTATCGCTACCCTTGGTTAAAGGTATTGATATAACATGGCTGGAGGTCTGCAATGCGCGACCGTTATCATCGGTGCGAATCGTTTCATCCATGATACCGTTGTAGATTTCTACGGTGGTATCATCATCGTCGCCATGTCCCACAATAATGCGGTTTATCACGCCTTGGTAGGGGTATTCAAGAATCTCGTCGCGTACCATAGTTTTACTGCGGTATGATTTGGTCTACGTCCTCAATTGGTATGAACTTAATCTTTCTGCGAGCGTTTTCAAGTATCTCTGCCCTCTCGTCGTCGTATTTGTTGTAAATCTTGATGGCGTACTTGATTTTTTCATCTTGGTAGAAATCCTGCTCAGAGCCAACGGTCTTTTGGAAACCGTTATGCGACTGCTGCAAAGACGATGTATTAGAAGGGCTTAAAAGTATGGCCGTGAATATGATGTCAGCAGTCATTAGCTCTTTCTGCTGTTCTGTAACACCATCGCCATAAGCATCTTCATTCGGGTCACACCCTCTATCCAATGCTATCTTGACAAGATTCTTCTCGTCGAAACGAGTATATGTCGTTGATGCTGTAAGCCATTCTAATACCGTCATCTTTCTTGCAGTTTTTTACCTTGATTATCGAATCATGTTTGCCATCGCGATTTTTTAGTCTGCGGTTGCAATATCAACTACTACGTGATACAGCGACTCGTTCAGAACGGTTGCGTAACGACCGATAACGTCCGTGTGGTAAGACTTGAGCATACCGTTGGGCGTAATCTTGTTGATTACATACAAGAAGTTCTGAATCTTAGCCAGCGAGAATTGAATATTGCTATTCACCTCACCGCTACGCATCAGCGCAACGTCGGCGGTCTCTGCGTGAACGAGTACACCTGCCATGCCGAGCGGACGCAGAACAACGGTATTGGACTTCCATCCGCTTACGTCGGTAACGGTGGTGAAATCCTGCACCTTGCTTTGCTGCTTAACGACACGGATAGGAGCAATCTTAGAGATGGTGCTGCGGCTGTAGGCCACCAGCTGCTCCCAAGTGATAACGTCGGTGTCGATGCCGCTTGCACCGCTGGTTACAACGATAACCTTGTCGGGCGCATACAGACGAATCCAGCGATTGACCTCGGCCTTGAAATAGCTGTTGTTAATCAAGATAGAGGTAACGATGCTGTACGGGATGTCCCACTCCATAGCGAAGTCCTCAGAAAGATTCTTGGCAACCTTGAAGTCGTGCTCAATCTTCTGCATCTGCGAAGGAATATCGCAGTCGTTGGCAGACCAAACCTTAGTACCAGCCTTCTTGAAGTTCTCGATAGGAATATAGGACTGCTGCATTGTAGAAACGCCGCTGAATCCCTTTGTCGAGGTGATAGAGCCCGTAGTACCCTTGAACGCAATGGTATTGGTGTTAGAATAAGCACCACCATAGGAAAGGGTCTGTGCGGCCATGTAAGATGCGCGGAAGTTGTGGGTCTTAACGAGGTCTGCAACACCCTTAACAAAGCCCGTGATGAGGTTTTGGTCTTGAATGTTCAGCTCGCGCAGACGTGCCTGCAATTCCATCTTAGACATAGAGGTGTCAAACAAGCCCTTACCGTATTGGTAGATAGAGCCAGTCTTTTCCTCCCAGCCTTCGGTGTCGAGTTGGGCGGTCTCAGACAGAGGAGCCATTGCATCGGCCATAGGCACGATACGGTTGACTTTCTGACGAACAGTCCAAGCGGGATTCTTCTTGGTGTCTTGCAGGTCAATCTTGTACTCGTTACCCTCGACAGCGAAGTGCTCCTGCCAAAAGAAGGCGTTGGCCTCGATTTCGAGAGTGTTGTCAATCAGAGTTTGGAGGAAACCTACGTTAGTTCCGTCCATGAATCCTTTCTGATAAAGCTTTTCAATAGCCTCATCGGGATTCCATTGGTATTTTAATGCTTGTGCCATATCTTGTTTCCTTTCTTATTAATTAAATCCAAAAGATTCCGTCAATAAGGGACTTGTTCAATGCAAGCACGTACTTAGGCAGAGGCTGCATACGGGCAATGAAAGCCTGCTTGTTGTAGACGGTGGAAATAGAATAGTTGGCATTTTGGAAGCCATAACCCTCGGTGGGGAGCAGTTCCTCATCCTTCTCGATAAAGGTGTTGGGCTTTGGTACAAGAACCTTTGCGGAAGCACTTGCGGCTGTACCTTGTGCCTCTACCAACACATCGCCGACTTCGAGAGCACCGATAGCGGTATCAAGTGTTACCTTGAAACGTGCATTGGCCTCATCGTATTCAACGGCGGTAATCTTACCCGACTGACCCGTGTAGTCTGCGAAAGACTCGGTAACGGTATCGGGGTCGCTACCCGAGCCAGCCACAACGGTCATTGTCTTAACCGTAACGGCATCGGGAGCTTTCATAATAACCATGCCGACCTCGGGAGCGTCAGAATATCCGTCGCCCTTTAAGTAGATTATGGTGTCGGAGGCTTGGGCGGTGGCGTTATTGGCCGCAAAAGAACGGAAAATAAGGCATCCACCTTGCATGTTGTACTGAACCAGCTGGGCTGCGTACAACTTGCCGAAACCCTTGTTAGGATTCAGAATAGTGCCACCGAGCAGTACGTTACCGCGTTGCTCGCCGTTACCATCCTTAACCCAAACAAACTTACCGCCACGAACCTTACGGGAGGTCTCGAAGAAAAACGCTAAATTTGTTACCATGATGTTTCCTTTTTAAGTTGTTTATAAAAATGATGTTAGCTAATCTTTACTTTCGGAAGTGAACCGATGATTTCTGCATCTTTCGTTTCATCGGTAGTAGGCTTCTGAGGTCGGATGTCGCCAAGTGAATCCTTGAAGATGTCCTTGAACTTTGCTACCAGCCCTTCGGCCTGCTCCTTGTCTTCCTTATCCAGCTTAACGGCGTAATCGGAAGCGAACTTGTCGAATGACGCGTGTAAGTCTGAACGGATGCCCTCCTTTGCAATGCGCATGATGTTACCAAGCTTTTCTTGCTTACTCTTCGCATCCTTGAAAGCTTTCAATTCGTCCAATTGGTCTTGCACCTCCTTTGGAATCTGCGGCTCAACAACGGTGGGCGGAGTTTTGATTTTCTTCTGCAACTCGGCGATTTGGGATTTGTAGCCGTTTTCTTTCGTCTCAAACTCCTTGGTTTTGTCCGTGATAATCGTGCTTGCACCGCTAAAAGCGGAATTAAGCGCGAACTTCATGTCGCCAAGAGCTGTTTCATCATCTGCGGCAGCGTCGGGATAACGCTTTGCAAAATGTTCAGCAAACTTGTCTTTAAAACCATCGGTAAGGGTTGCAGCGGTGTAACTTTTCTCGTTACAATAGTCATTTACTTTCTGTAAAGCCTCTTCTTTTGTCATAGTTTTCTACTATTAAAAATTAAACAATTAGATTTGTTTGGGTGCAAATTTAATAAATAAGGTGAAAAGACGAAAAGTAAAATAAACACAAGAACGTGACAAAGCGCGTGAAAATCACGAACTTAATTTGATACAAGTCAATTATACAGAAAAGTAATGTGTATCTTTGCAACAAGAAATTTCTATTAGGTTTATAAACTTGTTGCATTTTTAATTACTTTTGCGTATGGCACGTAAGCGTAACGATATTGTATTAGCACCTTTAGAGGATGGCAACCAAAAGTTTGCTATCCGTTCTAATGCTGATGTCGTATGCTTTACGGGGGGTACGGGCGGCGGCAAATCCGTTGCATTGTACTATGCGCCTATCATGCACCTTGCTACGAACGATAACGCTAAGATAGTATGCTTTATGCGTAATATCAGCGACTTTTGGGGCGCGGGAAAGGTAAATGATACGCTTAAAAAGATGTACCCTCTTATCGACCGTACAACAAAGAAACAGCCGCACGACCCAATAGGCGAGATTATCCGTAACAATCAAGACATGGGTATGAAACTCTATAACGGCTCTGAGATTAAGTTTCAGCAGCTGGATAACGAGAACCCTATCGTTATAGATAAAATCGCAAAAGGCTTGCAGGCGAAAAAGCTCATTTTCGACGAGTGCAACAAATTCTTATGGCGAACAATATCCACATTCTTCCCGCGTTTGCGTAGCGACACAAGCGGAAAGGCGCAAGTATTCCTCGCGCAGAACCCCGAAAGGGAGTGTTTTATGCGTAAGATGTGCGGAAAAGGCGTACATGGCGGTGGGTGGATTAACGACGACGGTACGGTCGACAAGTCGATGGATGGCGTCGTTATGTTTTTCTTTATGCCTAACGGTGATTATGAAAAAGCCGTTTGGGGCAGAACAAAACGAGAGGTCTATGAAAAAGGCAAAGCCGACATAGATGCGCGTTTGGCAGAAGACCCCGACATGACATACGAGGACTTTATCCTTTCGATGGTGTTTTACACGTTTGATGTTCGTGACAACAAGAAAATGCTATCAAAGAATAAAGGTTATCGTGGCCTTGCAGCCAACTCCGCTACAGCAGCATCATCGTATTCTGTTAATTGGAACTATTCATTAACGGACGAAGAGGAAAGCATCGAGGATTTATCAAACGTGGAGTTAGCCACAAACGATGTGGAGCGCATGTTCAGACCATTGGAAACGCCTGCTGGCTGCGAAGTATTGCAACGGCGAATGACAATGGATATGGCTACAACGGGATTCGATAACTTGATATTCAAGTATTGGGAGCTGTGGTCGCATTATGGCTGGGTGTGCAGGGATATTGAATATTCCACAAGCAACAGCAACCGCGAGGCCGTAATCATGGCTATACAATTCCGTGACAAGCACAAGCTGCAAGAAAAGGAGATGATTATAGACGTGCAGGGATTTGGATTCCTAAAGGATTGCTTCCCGCGTGCGATATTATTTAGCGGTGCAGGCTCGCCAAGCAATCGCGGTAAAGCCCAATTCAAAACGATGAAGGATGAGGCAGGCCATGTCGCTATGGAGATGATTCAAAGCGGCCTTATTCACTATGAGCCGCGACTCGCAAATGCTCACTATAATCACAAGAACATGAAACGGTCGGGAGGCACTACGGTAATGAAACACATGGTATTTGAAAGCCGTGTGTTCCAATTCAGCAAAACGCCGAATGGCCGTTTAGAGATGCTGCCAAAGGAAAAGATGAAGGCATTGCTAAAAGGAATGTCGCCCGACCTTATGGATAACATCATTCTCCTTTGCGGCGGCACTATATACGACTGCTACCGAATGTTACGTGACGATGCTGGCATTATGCGCAAGAAAGCGCAGGCGAGCGATATGCTGGCCTTGCTTAACGTCAACGGCCAAGAGGAGGTTGATACAAGAATACACCGTGTAAGAAAGATACGGAACGCAAGCGAAATATTAAACATATTAAGTACAATATAAGATGATTAGATTACACGACATCAAATGGTTTCTGCATGAACCCGAAAGGCTTACAAAGATGAAGCCTTTCACTCGCGGCGGTAAGATGAACGGACACGGCTACGAGAACTCGGACATTCAGATTAATTCCATGATTGATACGGGTTTCACGAATCTTACGCTAAAGCCCGTGTCGCAGGATTTGTATATCACGGAGTATCGTCCCGACCTGCATCATATAATTATGAATAGGTCAATACCGCATATCAAGGTTTCTATTGACGGATGCGAGCTGCCTTTGGGTATGCTTGACATGACACAAACGGCATCGTTCCAAAAGCTGATTCACTCGGCACATGTCCGTTCGCTGACAGCCAATCCATTACTCTTCAACCTCGGCAAAACCGATGCTAATAACGGTGGTATAAACCCGTTTGAGGAGGTTAAGGATGCTTGGGCTGACCGTGATATGGACTGGTGGCTTTCGCAGGCTATCAATACATGTAAGCAGCTTGGTAACACGGGACTGCTTTTCAGTTTCGATAAATCAGAAAACAAGACCATCGTAACGACATACAGCTACGAGGACGGTTATCAGATTATTCCTAACTACGATGAATACGGCTACGAAATCGCCCGTTCTATCGTTTACATGGTTGATAACAAAAAAATCATTGATACATACGACAATACAAACCACTATCGCGTAATGCAAGGTGATACGGGCTGGGAGATTACTATGGAAAAGCATGGTTTCAGCCGTTGTCCTTTGCTTATCAAGCGCGGTAAGGTGGCTTGGGAGTATGCAGAAAGCACTATCGAGATGTGGGAGCTTATGGCAAACATCAACGATATTGCATTGAAGCGTTTCGGCACGTTCGCACTTGTATTCACGGGTGAGATGGATGCCGAGTCGTTCAAGCGCGATTCAAGCACCCTTATCATTAATCTTTCAAGTGATACGACTAACGGAAAGCAGGACGCAAAAGTGCTGGAGTTCCCCGAACCGCAGACTATGGACGGGTATCTTAAAACCCTTGAGGAAAAGATTTCACTATTCAGCTCTACATCGTTCATTACGCCAAAGGATATTACAACCACCAACAGCGGCGGTAACGGAATAGCATTGGCTATGTCTAACGACTATGCCCTTGCTACGCAAAGCGCATTGGATTGGCGTAAATTCGTGAACGATATGGTATATCTGCATCAAGAGGGATTGGATTTGGAGAATAACGGCGTGGATAAATATTCCAAGCTGCATATTGGCGCAAAGATTGTTCCTTGGTCGCTGGAGACTAACAATACGAAGATTACGAACCTTTCTATGGAGGCCAAGTGGCTTTCTATGAAGACCGTGATTGAAAACTCTCCCGATGCTGCACCCGATGAGATTGACCGCATCATCAAGGAGCGTGGCGCACTTATCCCACTTGATACAAAGGCTATTGATAGCAACGCGCAAACGGCAAACAACATCAGCCGTAACCGTAGCGATGAAATAGTCGATAACAATGCTCAAACGGGCATGTCTTAAAAGAAAGGAGGTTTATCATTATGGGAGAGTATGGATTTGGAGGAGAGATTTACAGCCTTATCAACACCTTAATGACAATCGTCTTGGGAGGAGGCTGGTTTCTTCATTGGCGTGCAAGCCGACGAAAGGCCAACGGCGAGGCGAAACAAACCGAGGCGCAGGCCAACAAGGAGGCTCAAGAATACTACAACACTACACTTGCCGATGTGAACAGAACGCTTGCGGAGGTACGTGCCGAACGCGACCATTATAAGGATGAACGTAATGAGCTGCGTAAGGAAAACCACGAAATGCGGGCTAAGTACATCGAGATAGAGGAAAGAATGACGCAGATGGACTTAAACTATAAGCGCGATATATCACGTTTAGGCAGGCGCATCGACGTACTTTCCCCTTTCCTATGCGGTGTAGCGGGCTGTATGCACCGCAAAAAGGTTAGTCTCATGGAAAACATCGACGACGACAGCTTTGCAACGATAGAAGAGCGCGAAACAGCGCGTAAAAACGACATTGAACCAAGTAACGAAATATAAAAAGTAATTATTATGGCAGTAGTATTATCAAAAGGCAGTAGGGGCGAGCTTGTAAAACGCTTGCAGGCCGCTCTGAACTTGGTGCAGGACGGTATCTTCGGTGCAGTAACCGAGGAGGCAGTCAAGGCATTTCAAAAGGCGCACGGCCTCGTTCCCGACGGTATCGTTGGCGAGAAAACATGGGCTGTTATCGTGCCTAACGAATCATCTTTGCAGGTATCACGGCGTACAATAAACCGCATCATTGTGCATTGCACGGCAACACCCGAAGGCCGCGTAGAAACCGTAGAGTCCGTCCGCAGGATGCACAAGGCAAAAGGATGGGCTGACATCGGTTATCACTACCTTATCGGCTTGAACGGCGAACGATGGAACGGTCGTAATGTAAACCTTGTGGGGGCGCATTGCGAGGGCTACAACGCAAATTCCATCGGTGTGTGCTATGTTGGCGGCTGTGACAAGAAAATGAAGGATAAGGACACGCGCACCGATAAGCAGAAGGCGGCTTTGATTGCCTTGCTAAAGGATTTGCGCAAGCTTTATCCAAAGGCAAAGATTGTCGGCCACCGTGACCTTGATAGGAAAGGAAAGGCATGTCCTTCGTTTGATGCAACCAACGAATATAAGGATATTTAGTTATGGCAACACGCGAGGACAGAGAGTTCTACGCCCGCATGTGGGAACAGAACCAAATGCTTAACAACGGATGCGGCACGCCATTCTATGTCGGTCTAATCATCTGCTTGGTGCTTCTGTTTTCATCTTGCGCTACAAAGAAACATATTGTTGAGAACGACCATCAGAAAACCGAGGTTAAGGTGGATTCGACAGATGTTCAAAGCGTCAAGGTGGATTCAACAGATACCGAACACAAGACCGAAATAAAGGAAACCGAGAAAGTCGAAACCGAAACAAAGGTTGAGAAATCGGATTCCACCGTTATGACGGTTGATGCGCAAGGCAATGTTATCAAGCAGGAGACGTGGCATAAGGAAAAGGAAACCGTGTCCCGTAACCGCGAATACGAAAAGCAGCTGCTCGATTCCATTGCGCATTTTAGGCTTGCGCGGGATTCTCTGAGGCAGTATGTCGCTAAATGCGATTCCCTTCAAGAACAGCTTACGCACAAGGAATATACCGTAGTCGAAAAGACAAAAATTCCTAAATGGTGCTGGTATTGTTTGGGGTTTACGATTTTAGGTATTATCTTTGCATTTGTAAAAATTATAAGATGGGTACAAATACATTAGGGCGAAATATAACATTACCGATTTACAACGCAGACGGTACATCGTTTAACGAGTTGGAGTTGACGAAATTCACCTCCGACTCCATTGTCATGTCTTTGGTAGACAAGATAACGGGCGATGTGTACTACAAGAATAACGGCCTTTCCGTTGAAATGACCGAGTACGTGTTGTATAACGGTGTGAAATATGTCCTTGTAAACCCGCCAACGGTTGTCCGCGAGGGAATGGTTGCAGATAACAGCCAGCATAAGGGAATGACGAAATACAGCTTTGTTTTCTATCATCCCATGTATGTGCTTGCAAACTTTCCTTTCACGGATGCTGCCGTTAGCAGTAGCGAGGAAAAGTTCAAGTCGCAGGATAAGACGTTTACATGGATTGGCAACCTTGCTGATTATGTGGCAAAGCTGAATAAGAACCTGCAAGGCACGCAATGGATAGTAGGTATCAGCTCAAGCGTGGAGCAGGCGAAAATCCAACTTTTAAGCGATGTTCTTTCCTTTGATAAGGTTTCAATTGCCGATGCGCTGAAAACTGGCTACGACAATTGGGAAGTTCCTTATATCATTGATACCATCAAGGAGGGCGAGCAGTATTACGACCAAGGCAAGCGTTTCTTGATTATCTACGGACTGCCATCTAACGAGATATACGAAAAGCCCATTGAGGGGCATGACCCCGATGTGCCTTTTGTGTTCAAGTTCGGGCAGGGTGTTGGCCTAAAGAACAATTCCCGCACGCCAAGGAACAATAAGATTATCACCCGTCTTGCTGGATATGGCAGCGAGGATAATATACCCTACGGCTATCCGCAGATTATTTGGAATGGCAATCAAAGCTGGGATTATACCATCAACAATGATGCCAATGCCGCTAACTCATATCCTATATACGACGGTATTGTAGGCGGTCAAAGGGTACGCTTGATTAAGCACCCGTTCACCCGCAGCCACCTTATGCCGAGCATATATACTGAAACGGTAAACAAGAAAGTCAATCCTTACGCATCGGGCTATAATCCCAATACGGAGATTATCGACTACATTGATGCGGACGGTAGCTATCCCAATCCGCTAAAGGCTGGCGAGCCATCGTATGAGTCGCATGAATTTGAAAAGATTAAGCCGCAGTTAGGTAACGCATCACTTGTAAACGTGGAGGCGTATAGCGGCGGCGAGAAAGGTGTTGACTATATACGATGGAATAACTTTGTTGCTACGGTAAACGAGCTTGCTGGAGATGCTAAGAACGAGAAAGAGGCTGCTATCCTTACCGCCGTTCCGAATACCATCCTTACACATGCAAGCACGGAAAAGTACACGTTCAAGGACACGGCAGGTAGCTATATCGTTGAGTATTCCTTCTATAAGGATAACACGTTTATCTACGTAAAATATGTCAGCGATACCGTTGCTTTCGAGTACACCGTATTGCAGCGCGGCCATGTAGTGCCATCCGATGATTGGGACGATACTATGGACGACGATGGAAACTACGTGCAAAGCTATTTCAAGGTAACTTTGCCGCAGCTTTCATTTGATATATACGCAAGTGCCGCAGCTACGCAGGAGATGTCAATCTATATGCGGACTGGTGCTTGTATCGGCTGTACGTTCCCCGTTCAAGTGGATTGGGAGGATTACAAAAAGAATTTCTACAAGCCCGACGGTACTTTTGACCCCGTTATCCATAATCCGAATTTGGAAGAGGATGATGGCCACGTCCGCGATGGCGATAAATACCCCGACAGCTCCGCAGGTCAGATAACGGTATTGTGCAAGAAAGAAAACACGACATACGGCGTGCTTATGCCGAACGTGTACCAAAAGCCAGCATCGGGCGATAAGTTCGCTATCATCGGCATATCTTTGCCTTTGTCGTATATCAGCACGGCAGAGGGAGAGCTTGATACCGCGATGGCCGAATACCTTGCTGCAAACAACGAGCACTATTTCGACTATCCGCTGAAATTCGATGAGTATTTCTTGGCTACGCATACATACGAGCTTGCGCAGATAAAGCCCAATGCCGTTGTACGCTTCCAATATGCGGGCGTGACAAAGATGCTGTACGTGAAACAGCTTACCGTGAAATACGGTGACAAGGTTTTGCCGCAGTACGACATCACGCTAACCGATGATATAGAAATCGTTGTCAACGAGATAGGGCAGACCGTAGATGGATTGAACCGTTTACGCGCACAAGTGAACGGCCTCGAAAAATACTACGGCGACACCATCCTTGGTGACGTGAAATCAAAGCTTTCGCGTATCGTTGATGATGTCTGCCAAGGCCGCATCACATTCCAGCAGGGATTGGATTCTATCGGCATGGTATTCTTCCATGATACGGTACAAAGCCCCGATTTCGTTAGCGGCCTATACGGTGGTAAGGGATGGCGCATAGACAAGCTGGGAAATGCCGAGCTTGAATCATTGCGCGTCCGTTCTTTCCTCGAGGTCGTGGAATTGCTTATCAACCGTTTGCAGGCGCAGGAGGGTGATACCGTATTCAGCGATAACGACCAAATCGACTACGTAGAGAAATTCGTCGACGAGGAAACGGGCGTAACGTATTACACGCTTTCGCTCAAGGAAAAGTACGACGGTTATATCACGGGGCAGATGTACGGTAACGTTATCAAGGGTATCATCAACACCCTTGCTGCAAAGCAGGCAGGCGTTAGCGATTACGAAAGCTCGTCTGTTGAGCAGGATGGCTCGAACAAATACTATACATCGTGGATGCGCGTCGTGGCGACACACAATACCACCGTAGGCACGGAGGACGAGCTCGGAGTTAATCAGATTCGCGTCGTTCTTTACGGCGACCAGCAAGTTCCAGCACAAAGGAATTTTGAGCCTTGCGAGCTAATGACCATCGCACGCTGGGGCTGTATTGATTATTCAAATCCATCAGACCCCGACTACGAAAGCATAAAGGCAAGCATTATCCGTCGCCAGCGCATGTTTATGATAAGCACATCAGAAGGCCGTGTAGTAAAATATACGGGTGTTGATTCGCCTATCCTAAAGAACGGTAACTATGGCGTTACCATCGGTGAGCTTCCCGAATTTGTAAAGAACTACCCCGATGTACGGGCGGTTTTGGATGAGGTTGGCGAGCATACTGACTGGATTTACGCACAAGGTGTTGTCGTTGGAAACTTTATCAAGGTAACACGCGAGGGATTGCCCGTACCCGTTATCGTTTTCTGCGGTGATTGGGTGGACGGTGCGCAGGCCACAACGCCTACCGTTGGCGCGGGTATCTATTTCTATAACGAATACAACGAGGAAACGCAGCAGTACGAAATACACGAAGTACGGCACAACGGCGGTCGCTGGCAATGCCTCCAGCACCAGCCCGTAAGACAAGGCGGTGTTGATGTGTATTATGAGCCTGCATGGAACAGCCCCTATTGGCGTTTGGTTGACGGTAACGATAACCTCACCATCGAGTTTGTTTCAAGCAACGGGTATTCATTCCGTCGTGGTGCTGTTGATACGGTTATTACCCCGCATGTGTTCTATGGAAACGTGGATATAACAGCCGACATCGACGAGGAGTTCTTTGTTTGGGAGCGTGCAAGCGAAAGCGGCCAAACGGAGGCAGATGTAACATGGGGTATGCTCCATTCGGGCGAAAAGACCCTGCATCTTACCAACGAGGATATGCCCGTAGATTGGTCGTATCAGAATAAGGCCATATTCACATTGCACGTAACCGTTGATGATGGTAAACTTACAAGAATTGTTGATAATCAAATTGTAGCATAAATTATGGGAAGAAGATTAAATGTATCACAACCCGCAGTTATCACTACCGAGCTGAAACCGCTTGACATGGTGTTCAATCTGACACCTAACGGCGTTACCGAGCAATGGTATTATGATAACTCAAACGACTGGCAACCGAACCGCCAGCGCACGCCGCTTATCATCACTCCGTCGATAACGGGTGTTGACTCTGAGGCGAACCGTTCCTATGAGCTTGCTTTCTACAGCACCGATTGGTACGTTAATGAATGGCGTAACACGGCTTATGTTGAAAGCCACATTATGACTACAAGCACGTCTGCGGATTATTATCTTAGCGGCAATACGCTTGTTGTCAGAAAGAATGTCGGCTACGACCATGCTGTTCAGATTCGATGTGTTGCACAATACATCGACCCGCGTGATTCGGGACGCATCGGTGCTATGGAGCAGATTCTTACCCTTACTACGTCAAAGGATGCGGAGTTTGACTGCCCCACCATTGATGTGCTTTGTGAGGATTCTATTCCTTTCAACCCGCTAACGATGGATAACTCGCAGTTTACCTTGCAGGCCGTTGCATATCGCGGTGGTGTTGATGTTTCAAGTGACATTACATTCAAGTGGTATGCCGTTGATGGAAACAGCGAGGTACTCGTTGAAACCATGCCGTTCTATGTAAGCGGACAAAGCACGCGAAACTTGGTGGTAGATGCACTTTATGGCGAGGAGATAAATATAGTGTTACGCGCCGTGCAATCGGGCAACACACTATATCCGAGCAAGGTGTACCGTTCTATCTTATGGCGCATCCCCGATATTGAAACGAACGTACTTAGCGAGAATGGTGGTGCTTACCGTTCAAACGTTAATACAATGACTTTCAGTACCGTAGTGAACGTGAAAGGTGCTGTTGTAAGCGAGGCTAAAAAGCAGGCGCACATGCTTTTCAATTGGAAGACAAGAAACAGCACGCAAAGCGCAGAAACAGACAGAGGATGGGGCGAGCGAATTACCTTAGACAGCTCTGTGATGCAATCGTCGACTGGCAATGTGCTTATCTATCCTATCGTGTATATCATCGGTGCTTACGAGCCGATTACATACGACGGTGCGGTTGTTACCTATAACAGCGAGAATGTGTATGGCAGATTTATTTAAAACAATATAAAAGAAAGGATTTGAATTATGGGAATGAACATCACTTTTTACAAGGTCGTTGAGAATATCGCGCAACGCAGCGGCCTTATCCTTGAACGCTACCGCACAAAGGACATGAATTGGATTCTTGACAATAACGATTTGCGCCGCGTGCGATTCACTCCCGACGAGTATATCGACGGTTTGCAGGGTGTTGTTAAGATTACGGGGACGGAGGCAGATGCCCTTATTGCAGAAAACAACTACCAAATGGGATATGAGGGGCTTGAACCTAACAACAACAATCAGCAGGAGCAGCCCCAAGAAGAGCAGGAGGTAGAGCAGGAAGAGCAGACCGAAACCGTAGATGAACAAACCGAGCAGAACGACGAAACGCCCGAAAACACCGACGAAAATACCGAAACGGAAACTATCGAGGAAAACGAGGTAGGTAATGTGGAGGATATTCTTGGCGGCGGCACTCAGCAAGAAGAGAATAACGAAACCAGCGAAGAAGAAACGGAAAACCAACAACAAAATCAAGAGGAGGAATAATTTATGAGCTCAATTAGTAATAGATTTTTTGTTACCGCACTTGATGATGGTACAACCCTGCACGGCAATCTTGCATCAGACAAATCGCTTTCGCAGGCATGGACTGGCTCTTCTGCCGTTCCCGATTGGACTGTGAACGCTAACAGACCTACGATTTACCTTACGCTTTTGTCGGGTACATCGCTTGTCGTTCCGCAAAGCACATACCAATGGATGTACGAGGGGCAGGTTATCACCTTCAACGAGGAAACGGGTATTTCAACAAGCCCAAGCGGTCTGTTTATGAAAACAACGAAGGCCGTTACCTACGGCGGTCAAACCTTGAACATGCCAGCATTGAAGATTATGGGCAACCTTGCAAGTTCCGATAACGTCAATGTGGATATGATTACGTTCAAGGGCTCTTGCAGCATTGGTGGTAGTGCCGTTCCTTTCGAGTGTGCCGCACAAATCCGTATCACCGAGATTCAAGGTAACGGATTCCTTGGTATCATCAACTTCGTAAACGGCGTGTCCGATATTACGGAGAAAGGGCAGGTTATCACCATGTACGGAAAGCTGTATGATTCCAACGGTGGCGACGTGGAGTGTACTACACAATGGTATCTTAACGATGCCTCTACGGGTACAAGCGGCCAAAACAAAACCATTGATGGCAATACATACGCAAACGCTTTCCAAGTTAGCGAGGGTAGCGTCGTAGACCATGCAACGGTTAAATGCGTGTTCACTTCGGGCGGTCAAACCCGCTATACGGCATACGCTGGCATTGATGATATGCAAGACCCCGAATTTCTGTATATCCAATATAACGGTGCTAACGGAAATGCCGCATCGCTGCGAAAGGATGAATCTGTAACATTCTCCATTTGGGTAGGCTTACGCGAGGACGCTGCCGTTCTTGGTGGCACATCACACCCGACCTATAACAGCATTAAGGTAAAGCTCCTTGATGGAAATGCGAACGAGATTACCGCTTCGGGATTACCCGATATTCCCGATAGAGGCTCGGACGGTATGCGCCCGCTTTCAATGTCGGGCGGTAAGGGTACGTTGAAAATCAACTTTGCCACCGTCAATGATTACGGAAAGAATATTACGGGTATCGTTATTGCTTACACATCTTAGATTGGTGTGTAAGCATAACTTTGCTTTTATAAATTAAAAATGTAAAGATTATGTCAAGTCGCAGAAGTATAGGAAACACATTTCATGTGACGACTGTTACGGACGGAACTAACGGCACAAACGCTTTCTCGGTAGATTTGTCTAACGAGATGGATAGCGTTGCCTGCGATAGCGACATGAAAACCGCTGCGGCGTTTAACATATACTCGCAGATAGCGGCTTTCTATGGCGTTGAAGATGTTACCGCCTTGTGTCAGATTCGCTACACATCTAAGCCTACAAACGCTTCGCTTACTTTGGAAACAAGCGGCAGCGGTACGGGCAGCACGGCTCTTACGACCACATTCCAAACTATCAGCACAAAGCAATGGATTCGCATACACTACAATAGCGGGGTAGCCGTTAGCAAACGTGAAACGCTGGAGGTGGAAACAAAGCACGCCACATACGGCACGATAGCTTTGTCAATCGCCGTTGTGGGTATGAAAGGCGGGGCTATCTATAACCTCGTTCCATCGGCTAACGCCATTACCCACAAGAAAGATGGCACTTACACACCAAACGTTATCACTTGTGGCAGCTCGAAACTTGATGTCGCTACGGGTACAACCTCAAGCAATCCATCTGAGGCCACCATTAAGTATAGCGCAGATGGCGGTAGCGTAACCAACTACCCAAGCGGCGGTCTAACGGCAGGCACGAACTTCACAAACTACGTCACATTCTTCCTTTACGTGAACAACACCGTAGTTGATAAGGAAACCGTGAACATCGTTACGGACGGAACTAACGGCACAAACGGCCAAGATGGGCAAGATGGACAGGATGGACAGGACGGACAGGACGGTGCAGAGGGCAAAGGTTACAAATTGTATCTTACCCGAAATAACCTTTATACAGATACGCAATGGGACACTTATGGAGCGATAGGTCATTCTGAAAATTACTCAAAAAGAGATGGCGACCCCGACTTTTCGACATGTCGTATTGGTGATTTGTTTGTGGTTAGCGGCACATCGAGCGATAGCGGAAGGAGTCACACATCAACATATAAGTGTACTGCCGTAAGCTCAAACAGCATAACGGGTACATGTGTTGCTCACACGCACGACGGAAGTGCGGGTAGTCGCGGTAAAGCTGGAAGATTCTATTACTTTGCAGGTGATTGGAACTCGTCGGCATCTTATGTAATGACCGATACACAAGCCCCATACGTGAAACGAGGCAATTCTTTCTATATGCTTGATAACGCAGGAAACGGTGGTACGAACGTAACGTCGACTAACCAAGACCCGTATAATGCAAGTTATGGAAACGGAAAACCTTGGACTGCGATGATGTCTGATATGAAATATTACATAGCTCAAGCGTTCTTTGGTAGTTATGCTCATTTTGGTAGTGCTATAATCAATGGCGACTGGATGATTTCTCAGTACGGAACACTTAACGGCTCTGAAAACCAAGGATATTCAGACTTCAACCCTCTTTTGCCAACAAATTACGCTTACCTTTGCAAAAACTTCTCCGTTAGTTACAGCACGGCAAGAGTTGGAGAAAACTTTACGCTTGTTGCTGGTAAGACGTATAAGTTCACATGTTTCGCCCAATATGCTGGTGCTACGCTTCGCGTTAGGCTGTATTATAACAATAGTAACAGCTACGTTAGCGGTGCAGAGGTACAGCTTTCAAGCGGCAGCAAAGGAGATTTCTCGTACACCGTTGCATCGGGAGGCTCTTATTGTATTCGCGTTGACATGATGACTGCAAGTACATCTGGTCGTGTTGATATAAACGTATCGTCAGCAGACACATGGATTCCGAACTATGCAGTAGACATGAAAACGGGAATTGTTTACCAAAACAAAACCATCATGCGAAGCGATTTTGAGAGTAACGACGGCTCTATACGCTCTTTAAGCGGAGGTAAGATTTATAGCACATATCTTATTTCTGAATTGCAGTTTGTTGTCGGCTCGAACACCAAAAACGAGGTTGTGCAGGGAGGTTTTGCTTTGTATAACTATCCGTCGGGGCCAGCCCTTAGCCTAAAAGTCGACAGCCTAAATGTTACAAACGGATGGAGTGGCACGTTTAAGGACAAAGACGGTAAGACGGTAACGGTATCAAGAGGTATAATCACAAATGTATCGTAATTATGAAAGCAAATATTATCTATAACAAAATAATCCCGTTTAAGGGTTTTAAGGCTATCACAATTTGGCCTTGGGTATTTGTAAGGAGTGATGCAAGCGCGTTTACCGCAAAGGATGAACGCCACGAAACGACCCACCTTGAGCAGCAGCTTGAGGTGACGGTCGTTGCCGCGATTATCGCCGTATCACTATCATTGGCAGATGTAATATCATGGTGGTGGTGCTTCGTTATTCCCGTATCGTTCTATCTTATCTACGTGCTGGAGTGGATTATCCGTATTCCATTCTGCGGCTTTGATTCAAAGCTGGCATATTACAACATCAGCACGGAGCAGGAGGCGTATCTGCATGAAGATGATTTGTCGTACAATTACGAGCGTAAAAGATTCGCTTGGGTTAAGTATCTGTTCAAAAAATCCTTCATCCGCAACGAATATTCGCACAAAATCGTGAAAAGACAATAAATCTTTCGCATTGTCCTTTGTATATTCAAAAACATTGTTTATCTTTGCACGCAGAAATTTAATATTTTAGCATTATGGCAGACGAGAATAGCAATACACAAGTTAGCGGTGGCGGCGATAACAACAGCCAGCAACAGCAGGCTACTACGCAGGAGAATGTCCGCCGTACCATCTACCAAGGCACGGAGCTGAAATTCACATTGGATATTCAGTCCGAGGGCTTTTCTATGGCCGACGATGATTTCAAGGTCGTTATCAAGAACACCAAGAAAAGCGTCACAATACCAAAGTCCGATATGATTCTTGATGAAAACGAGAACTATCTCTTTACGGTAGATACGGGATTCATGGGAACGGGCGAGTATTGGATTACCACAATCGCATACGTACCCGATGATGATTTCGATGATGGATTACGTACCGAGGTTCAAAAGCAGCTGTTATGCGTAGTGACATCGTAACACAAGGCTCTTGCTGCGGAATACACGGCTGTCAGCGTGTCACCGTCACCCACAAAGGAGGCGGTGATATGGCTGCATCCGTAACACCAAGGGATAACCAAGGAATAGAAACGGATGCTATATTGGAAAATAAGCCCGTTTCTGTAGCCGTAGGCGCGTTAAATCCAGCCGTAGGTGTAACTATAAGCCCAAAGGACAACAAAGGCGTTACGGCTGCTTTCTCGCTTGTTTGCGCCACATCGCAGGGCAAATGGGAATATCTGCTTGTTAATGAGGGTGAGATTATGCTTATCGACGGGGAGTGCGTTATGGTTATGCGCAAGCCAAGGAACATCTAACAACTTTAAAAATATATCGCTTATGGCATACAAGTTGAACAAATACGGCGACCAAGTGAAAGAGGACTTGGATAAGGTAGAGGAAAAAAACATCTACCCCGATGCCTCCTTGGTTGAAAAAGGTGTTATGACACCACAGCACGTCCAGCAAATCAACGAATTGGAGCAGGAGGTTGATGAGAACAACGAAACATTGACCGAATTTGAGATACGTATGATTTGCAGGTAAGGATATGAAAAATCATCAGTTTTCTATATAGAGTTAATTTTCTTCTTTTATTAATCATTTAAAACGTTTTAAGATTATGGCAGTACAAACAGACGACAAAAAGCTTGACGGTGCGGGTTTGGGAATACTTTGGGGTATCATCAAATCCATCGTACCAACCAAGACCAGCGACCTTACTAACGATGATAACGTAGTTAAGGACGCATCGTATGTGCATACCGACATGAATTTCACATCTGCTTTGAAATCAAAGCTGGATGCAATTGCTTCGGGTGCGCAGGTAAACGTTATCGAGACCGTAAAGGTCAATGGCACGGCACTTACCGTTACTGACAAGAGTGTTAATATCCCCGTACCCACCGATAACGCATCCTTGGCTAACGGTGCTGGCTATCAGACCGCTACAGATGTAAACAACGCCATCGACGCTAAGTTGCAGGCATACATCAAGCCAAAGGGCTCTCTTGCTTTCGCCAACCTCCCGACACCATCTTCGGCTAACCTTGGATGGATGTGGAACATGAGCGACGGATTCACCATCGACAACCGTTTCGAGGAGTATGAGCAGGGCGTTACCAAAACCTATCCAAAGGGAACTAACGTCTATGTTATCGAATCATCACCTGCCGAGGGCAGCACGCCAGCCGTTTACAAGTTCGACGTGTACCAAGGATTCATCGACTTGAGCAACTATGCAACCAAGGATGATGTGGAAACGCTTTCGCAGTCCGAGATTGAAAGCATCTGCTCAACAACATAATACACTACCGTATAAACAAGTGTTATGGCAGTACAAACGGACGACAAGAAACTCGACGGTGCGGGCTTGGGCTGGGTATGGGCGCGTGTAAGGACGCTCGTTTCCAACCTAAGTACGACCGTAGAGACCAACCGCATCAAGATTCTTGGTTCGGTAGAGTCGCTTTCGCCAACGGCTACGTATGCACAAAACTCGCTTATCACGGTAGCAAAGGAGACTTTCATAAGCACCGCATCCATCGTAGGCACGCCAAACCACATCGTTACATACAATAGCGAGAATGTCACGTACAATGGCGAAATCGTGACATACGGTTCAAACAGCCTTTCCACATGGGTAAAGATAGCGGGTTAAAACTCTCGAAAGAAACGAAGAATGTATTTTTGTAGTTTTATACACTTTATTATTCAAAAACAATTAAAAGTATTATTTTATGGGAACAATTCAAAATGCTCTTAAAGCCCTGCACAATGCCAACACTACGGCTGCTGCATCGGGTGCTCGCGTGCCTATCCTTAACTCCAGCAACGAGCTTATGGGTAGCGACTCCTACGCCAACTTCGCAAAGAAGCTGCAAAGCGTACTGCCTACCATCGGAAACGTTATGGTGGTTACAAACGTGGATTCATACACACGTTTTTGGCCTGCCGACCGTGCATTGGAAAGCAGCATCGCCAGCATCGCCGTTGGTGCGGGTATCATCGAGAACGGGCGCACGCTTATCATCGCGAAAGACCAAGCGACAAAGGCATGGGCTACATCTAACGTTACGGGTGGCACTACCTTCATCACCGACCGCCGCACGGCTATTGCCGATTTCGATGGCCGCGCAAAGACGGACACCATTCTGACAACGCTCGGTGCAAACGCGCCTGCCGCAAAGTATTGCAACGAGTATCACCCCAGCAATGTCGATTCTGCCGACGCCAATATGGGTGCTGGCCGCTGGTGGTTGCCTTCACTCGGCGAGATGGCAATGATTTGGGCGCACGTCCGCGAAATCAACTTCGTCATGGCGGCAATCAGCGGTACTGCAATTCCAGTCGGTTCGTCTTGGGGATGGTCTTCTACGGAGTACTCTGCCACGAGTGCTTGGCATCTGCGTTTCACCCTTGGCTACTTCAACGACTACTACAAGACGTATGAGGGCTTAGTTCGCCCCGTGTCCGCATTTTATTAACCATTTATCTCTTTAGTCCTTTGTCCCCTTTATCGTCTTAACGACGGTATCGGGGTATAGGACGGGGGATTACACTAATGGCAACTTCGCAAATTATAACAAAATAAGGTCAACAACAACGTCCTACGATATATGCTTGCAAGAGATACAAAGATATACAAAGATACGTTTGAACTCGCGAAATACGTGTTTGGCGTTACAAAGAAGATTAAAGCGGAATACCGTGCAACGATAGCCCGCCGCATCGAGGATTTGACATTACAGCTTAGTATGAAAATCGTTGAGGCTAATCTTTGCCCGCCAAATTCCGAGGAACGTGTCCGTGTGCTTGGCAGGGATTTCATCCTTGTGCAAGAGCAATTGTTCTTCTTGCTTGCATTATCGCAGGATAAAAAGATTATCGACGAAAAATCCCACGCGAATATCGCCCGTAGGCTCGATGAGATAGGCCGCGAGGCGACTGGTTGGCGCAAGGCTACTATGAAATAATGACAAAAGACATGTTTCAATATAGTAGAGATTCACATCGGGGGCTCTTTAGCCTTAGTTTGGCGGGAGCAATGTGTTTTTCTTTCAAATGGGCGTCCCACTCCCAGCGTTCAGTACAAGGATTGAATGTGGCCTCTCTTGTTGGGCATCATCACGCTTTCCGAAACATTGCCGCGATTGTTGTTCTCGCGTCGTCGGCAGCAATGGTACTGATGAAGGAGTTAAGAATAAGAAAACGGACGTGTTTTACGGAGAACTCTGCCACGAATGCTTGGAATCTGAATTTCAACAATGGCAACTTCAACAACAACAACAAGACGAATGAGAACTTAGTTCGCCCCGTGTCCGCATCTGATAGAATACACAAGACAATAAATAAAGTTTGCGCTCCAATATTGGAATGGTATAATAGACGGTATATAACGGAATATATTTTTGTGCTATGGTAAGGGATGAATACTTATTTGAGGCATTCCAAATTTGTAAGATTCACAAGGCATCATCGCCATCTTATATAAAGTATTTCCCCGATTATCAGCGGGATTTACTTAGATTGGCTGATGAGATAAACGCCCGAACTTACCGACCATCAACAAGCATCGCCTTTGTGGTTACGAAACCGAAACTGCGGGAGGTGTTCGCTGCGGGATTTCGCGATAGAATCGTGCATCACTATATCGCCATGCGTGTAGAGCCTTTGCTCGAGAAGCTGTTCACAGATAGGACATTCAACTGCCGCAAGGGTAAGGGCGTAATGTACGGTGTGGCGCAATTGGAAAAGGATATGTACGAATGTAGCGAGGGTTACACGAAAGATGTTTGGATAGCCAAATTCGACTTGCAGGGATTCTTTATGTCTATTGATGTGCAGCTGCTTAACAAGATGCTCTTGCAGTTCATCAAGGACAACTATTTCGGCGAGGATAAGGAGGATATTCTTTGGCTTAGTGAGGTGGTTATGCTGCATGAGCCCGAAAAGGACTGCCGCAGGCATAGCCCCGATGAATTATGGAGGCAATTGCCAAAGAACAAATCATTATTTACAAACGGTGCAGGTCTTGGATTGCCAATAGGTAATCTGCCGAGCCAGCATAATGCCAATTTCCTTTTGCATTGGCTTGATGTTCACATAGAAAAGCTTGGGTACAAATATCACGGTCGGTATGTGGACGACGGGTATTTCATGGCCGTTTGCGAAACGGAAGAGGAAAAGCAGAAAATGCTCAAGGACATGGAAAAGATACGGCGTTTCTTGAGCCTTTACCTGCATGTTTACCTGCATCCCGACAAATTCTATTTCCAGCACTATACAAAGGGTGTGGCGTTTATAGGTGCGGTTGTTAAGCCATATCGCACATACGTCGGTGTTCGTACCGTAAGAAACGCCTACGACGCCATATACCGCCTAAACAACTTTTCCACATCGCACAAGAAGCTGGTGCATAACATGCAAAGCATAAACAGCTACCTTGGTGTTATGCGACAATATGATACGTACCACATACGTCGCAAGCTTATAGGTATGATTTCACCCGAAATATGGTCAAAGATTTACGTAAAAGGCCACTACGAAAGCATCCATCTTTTGCGTAACACGAAACGGACGGGCTGTGTTGACGATTATCCAAAGGTGTATTACATGAAAGACCCGATAAATTTTGAGCTGGCTGGCATAGAGATACCCGTTGATACACAGCCTTTTATATCGGATAATCCATAGAAAAAATTTTTGTTTTGGTGATTTTGTTTATATAACACGTTGATTATCAATGCGTTATATTATATAAGCGGACTTATGTAAGTCCCGCTTTGTCTTTCTTTTCTTACGATGTAAATTTGCACCGTGTAACGTTACAACACGGTTTGAATTAACAACAAGTTTAACAAAGAAAAGAAAGGAAAATAACAATGGCAGAAATTTATCAATTACCCGAGAACGGAAACGGTAATAGCGGCTTTGGTAACATTCCGTTTTCAATTCCCATCGGTGGTTTTGGAATGGGTGGATTCGGCGGTTTCGGCGGCTACGGCATGAACGGGATTGCTGATTTATTTGGACTTGCTATCATTGCTTCAATGTTCGGCTGGAACGGTGGCGGATTTGGCAATGGAGGCTTTGGCGGAGGAAACTCAGGCGCGGCTTTCTTGGCTAATCAGTTGTCGAACGATTCGGGTCGTGAGCTTATCATGAATGCAATCACGAACCAAGGCGAGGCATCGCGCACGGCAATCCAAACTTTGTCAACGATGCTTGGCCAAGACTTCAACCTTGTCAATCAAGGCGTGCAGACGGTTCAGAACGCATTGCAGACATTGGCATTGCAGCAAGCCGTAAGCGTACCGCAAATCATCAATTCAATTCAAAGCGGCGACGCAAACATCATAAGCACTTTCCAAAAGTGTTGTTGCGACCAACAGCTTGCTACTTGTCAGCAAACGAACACCTTGCAAAACGCAATCAACGGCGTTGGCAACAAGGTAGACGCAAAGGCCGCAGCCGACCAATTGGCGATGTGTCAACAGACATACGCTTTGACCGACACGATGAACCGCAACTATCTTGCGCTTGACAACAAGCTCGACCAAATGGAATCCAACCGCAAAGACCGTGAGATTACGGCATTGACCGCCGAGGTCGCCACGTTGAAGTCACAAAACTTCACTACTGGCGTCGTTCAGCAGGCCGTTGCACCTATCCTTGGTCAGCTCGCAGGCATTCAGAACCAAGTGGACGACATCAAGAACAAGATGCCAAACACCGTACCCGTACAATACCCCAACTTACAAGTAGTTAATTCTACTCCGTACATGGGTGGTTTCTACGGCAACGGTTTCGGTGGCAACAACTTTGTATTTTAACGATTAAGGCATAGGAGGTTAAAGGTATGAATGGGTGTGCAAACATTACCATCAATGCTGGTGGTCAGCCTTACATCGCGAACACACAAGTTACCGTAGGTACAGATGCGGTTAATATTGCACTCGGCTGGCGGCGTATTCAGCCAATCGGATATTTGACTATCCGTATGGAGAACGCTATCCCATCGGATGCGACCACGTCATTGCCTATTACGCTTACACTTAACGGCGTAACAAGGCCGCTAACACTACCTAACGGAACTGCCGTAACGGTTGCGGACGTGCTTGGAACTAACGTAATGCTTATCTTTAACGATAGGTTTAACGGCATATTGGCTCTTATGTCACGTACCGTAGTTTAATTAATAACTTATAAAAACAAAACAACATGGATTTCAATAGTCTTGGGAGTGGTAATCCCTTCTACGTTTTGAGACGCGGCGAAAAGCCCGTTTTGGAGGTTGGCGTGGTTAAGACAAAATCTCAGCCGCGTGCCAAGTTTCCAACGCAAACACCAAATGTTATGACTGGTATGCAGATGCAGCAGGTTATTGACATCGTGGCAACAATAAATGGCAAAGACGAAACATTTGCGGAGATTCCTATAAATGTCGAAATCGCAGCAAGAGGTAATGATACGTTTAGCGGTAGCCGCGAAGCAATGTTGCAAGCGGTTGATGCGATGTTGCAGACATCAAAAAAAGCGATAGAGCAAGTGCCGTTTCACAAAAGCGTTATCTCGGAATCGGAAAAGATGCTTGAGGTGCTTAATCCGCAATATGCAGAAAATAAGCAAAACGCACGCGTCATTCAGTCTTTGCAGGAAAAGCAAAAGGCTCAAGATGCACAGCTTGCAGAACTAAAAGCGCAAAATTCCGAAATGCTCGCCATCCTACGCCAACTGAACGGTTCGGGAGGAAAGTCTCAAGGCTAATGTTTTCCATTAAAAACAAATACGACTATGGGATATATTTTTGTAGACAAGGAAAGTGAGGGCGGCGGCAAGATGCGTCAGCAAATGCGCCGTTCGATGCGTGGCGGCTACCGTCACGATGGCTATTCGCCTATGATGCGTGGCGACGAATACGAACAAGGCTACCGCATGGGTTACAAACACGGATGGGAGGACAGCGAGAACGACATGGATGAGGAGTTTCGTCGCAGTCGTGACAGTCGAGGCCGTTTCGTGTAGATAGAACAAAAGGGTTGGGTATGCGCATTTGCCTTATCCAATCCTTTCAAGTTCTTTCCAATTCTTGCAAGTCTTGAAAGAATTAGCAAGAATTAGCAAGAAATTTAACATATTCTTGAAACGTGTAAAAGAAATCGGAAAAAATTAACAGATTATGGCAAATACAATGATGAACTATTTGATTCCCGAAGATATGCAGCAGTATCTTTCGTATTACGGCACGCATTTCAATAAGCTGCTTTGCGAGTTTGCCGTTAGTAAGATGAAAAGGGAAGATAAGCAAACGGGCGTTATCAAACGTATAACACCGTTTACGATGGGGGAGTTAAAGGCTATGCTTGAAAAGTACAGCGTGAACATTGACACAAACGAGCAATACGACGCATTGTACTTGGCAAACATGGTTAAGGCCGACTATTGGGGCAGCAGTATCGAGGACGAAGAGCACATGGCTCGCTATATCGAAGATGTTATCTGCGACCCCGACGGTTATGAAGGGCTTGTATTTAACCGTTTCCTTGCCGATTGTGGCGGTAAGGGCGTTGTTATATTTTGGGAGAGTATGATACACTCAGCATGGTAGGGCTTTATGATTGAAACGAAATACATAGATGTCGACGGTCGCTGGGGTATCATCGTGAATTGCGGATATGATATTACCGATTACGACGACCTTTGGGCTATAATGCGCAGCTTTGGCATGTCGGATAGGAACGCAGGCAGGGCTTTGAAGATTCTATCAAACTACAATACGGGTATGGCCGTATCGAACGCAGATATACGCATGTCGGCCATATTTGTAAGCAAGGCCACATCACCAAGCGAGTTTTGGTCTACGCTAATCCACGAAATAAAGCACGTAGCCGACGCGATTATCGAGTACTACGGTGTTGATTGGGATGGTGAGGATGCGGCATATCTTACGGGTTACATAACCAAATGTGCGGTAGAGGAGATAGGCGAGCCGTGCAGATAATGTTTTTAGGCGTTTTAAGCGCGTTTTTCATCGCAGGTCGGTAAAGTGTATCAAAACAAAAAGAAAAGCCGTTAGCGGGCTTAAAAACCACGTTAGCGGCTAATCTTATGCTTTATTCGTACAAGTTCATTCCCCAAAACTCCATTATCTCCTCGTAAAGGTACGGGCTGCAAGCGTTATGGATATATAGCTTGCCTATCATGCTGTTTGGGTCGTGTTTCTTTGCAAGGCCGAAATAATGCTTTCTTGTCATTCGCATTATGTAGTCCGTTTTCGCGGAATGGTTTGCTATCTTGTATTTACAAACGGGATAGCCCTCCTTGTCAAATGTTACGTTCTTATGGAACAGCTTTAGTTGCTTTGCTATCTTGCGTACCCTCATTGCCTACACACTTTTCTTTTATGGTTTTCCAAATGAAATTCATCTCGTCTGCAAATTCGGTATGCGCGAACATAGGATAGTTCACATGCTTTCCCGATTTAGCCATGATGAACGCGGCACGGATAAACCCCTCGTAGGAATCTATCTTTTGCTGCATTTTCACGATTTCCTTTACCTCGTTGTCGTTAAGTTTTGTTTTCATAATCTTATGCGGGATAGTAACACCAAACATTCTTGAAATATTCGCGCACCCATTGTTGGCATGATTCATCGGGTACGTAGTTGCAGATGGCGAATGTACGGGACATGTCGAGATTTAACTCTTCGAGCTTTTCCTTGATAAACGTCTGCCCCGTCATGGAATAGAACTCCGTCTTTGGTGCTTGGAAATGCTCAAAGTGGAAATCGCTGTCGCGCCATTCGGGATTAACGGCTATAAAACGGGCATGGTTTTGGAAAAGATAGCTCTGCGGATTATAGGCACAGCCAATATCCACGACCGTCCATTCCTTGTTAATCATCTGTGAAAGTTTGTAGTAAAAGCCATAGCCGCATGTCATGTTGTTACTGCAAATCTCAGCGGCAGCATCGCTTTTTATCACGCGCTGCCATTCCTCGTTTGGGATAAGCGCACGGTTATAGTGCTCGTAATCCGTGCATACGGGACGGGTAATCATGGCGGGGTCTGTAGGCTTTACGATAAGCTCGCCGAAACATCGCTCTATCCAGTCGCGGTACTGCTCTTTAAGCAATGGGATAGCCCTGCTTGCGAACTTGGCACTCGGATAGAAACCAAATAAATCTTGGTCTTCATTACGGTCGTTGGTACAAACAACCTTAAACGCCCTTTCTCTTGGTAACAATTCTTTCATAATGCTTTCTTCATTTTTTATTATACATTTTCATAACCGTCCTTTTCCAAAGCCCACCTTGTTAGGTGTTCCAGCAGATATGTAAAGCTTTCGTTATTGCCATCGTAAGAATATTCTACATGGCAAAAGTTAAGCACATGGAATGTTGCATGTAACAATTCGTGTGCCAACGCAGCGTATTCTTTCGGGTTGCTCGGATATTTGGGAATAAGGACAACGCCTTGACCGTCTTGGTTGTTATAGTTGAAAGATGCCATACCGACATTATTTTCATCAAGTTTTTCAACCATTTCCGCAAAGCCTTTATCAGTTCCATCCGTGTATTCGCTCTTAACCCAAGCCTTAAACTCTTTTATCGAGCCAAAGAATATTGAAATGCCACGTTTATAGATGTCGCATGGAATGTATTTTACCTTTGCCATGTTTCGCTGTTTTACAATGTGGCTATATCGGGATAAAAACGCCGCTCGTCCTCAGACCATTGGTACACTTGGCCGCAATGCGGGCATTTGCAATGAATACCAGCATGTGCCTCGAACTCATGGCCGCATTTGGTACACAAGGCGTTAAACGGGTCGTGAATCTGTATGAAATGCTTTTGGAAGCTGTCGCCCGAATCCAATGCGCCCTGCTCATACATCATCTTGATAAGCGATATAACGTCCTTTACGCTTGCATCGTCAAGACTTCCGCTGTCGCCAACACGGTTATGCAGGAGGTTTGCGAGCAGCTGTTGGATGTCCGCGCCGCTGAACTTATAGTCTTCGAGCGTGCTGGCCTTGGCTTGAATATCGCTTTGGTAGGCATCTTCAAGGTAGTCTTTAAGATGCACGCACTCTTGCTGCTGGAGCATAACCTCCGCAGGCTTGGTGAACTTTGCAATATATTCCTGCTCATCCTCCGTGCCTATTTCACGGGCAAAGTTGGATGCGTCGTAGACCATAGCATACGCCGTAGCCGCATCCTCGCCCAATACGACCTGCGCCACGAAAAGATACTGCTTTGCATCAAAGCTGATACCCCTTGTAAAAAGAACGTTCTTTGTATCTAAGTATGATAGCATAGTGTTAATTCATTATGATTTCACGGAATACGTATTTATCATATCCAGCCTCCCTATTCATCTGCCGAACCTTGAACTTTACAAGCTTTCTACGCAAAGGATAGTCGCGAACCTGCTCCGTAATCTTGGATTTTATCTCCTCGATAACGTATTTCTGTGACTTTACCTCGAAATAATAGAAATCACAATGATACTTTACGGGATGCTCGTCAAAAACCTCTTTCAGAACATCTTTTGTTTTCTTGTGTTCTATCTCGATGCGCGTTTGCTTGGGTAATAGTTCAAACTCCTTTTGCAGCGTTAGGTCGCGGATAATGCCTTTCTTTTCCATGTTGGAAAGCAGGATATAACGGTCACGCTCTTTTGTTGAATCGAACGTGAAACCGCCATATCTTACTTTCTTGTTGAAATACTTCATACGGCCTATCCGATGGTATCTACAAAGCTGGTACGGGTAACACCGTCGAGGCGCATGTTGTAGCCCTGCTTCAGCCATTCGTTCATAAAGTTGTGTGCCTTATCGAATGATGATGCGTACAAGGCCATCTTGTAAACAAGCTCCTTTTCCTCGCCCTCTTCGTCAATCTGAACATCAACGACGTGCGCAATGAAGATTTTCTCCTCATCGGTGGAACGGCTGTTGAGAATCTCTTTGATTTTAGAACGCTTAACGGCCACGACATCAAGGTCGGTATGCCCGTCACATTCCTCAAATGTCTGCTCCTCGGCATCGCCGTGATTGGCAGCATCCATAACAATGAACTTTTGTTTTCTTACTTTATCGTTGCCGTTCTTATCGACCTCGACAAATTGTGCAGTTGTTTCGTAAATCATAACTTAAAAATTTTTATTGTTTATCGGATTTTATTTCTACCTTTACGCCTTTCGGTGGTGTAACATATATAGTGACCGTTTCCTGCGGCAGATACGCCTGCTTGCTTGAATCCCGCAGTTTGATGATGTGCTTGATGATAGTCCAGCGTTTAACCCAAATGGGCTCTTGGGCTACCAATAATGCCATCTTGTTTATGCTTTGCCCTATACCGTTAGGTGTGAACTTGCAGCCGCTTTTGGCTGTTGTACGCATGGCAATCTTATCGTATGTTTCATTCGTCATGTAACGGATGGCATACCAATACAGCCAACGCGCCTGCGCCAAATAAGCAACAGATGAATTAGTCAGCATTTCGGCACAATCCACGTTACACAGCGATGCAACAATATCGGCCATGTAATCCTCGATGCGGCTTTCATGCTGACGCAATAAATCGCAGGCTTTCTCGATATTTTCCGTCTCGAGTTTCTGCCAATCGTTCTTTATCTGCTCATCGGTTTTCATGCCTTACGCTTTTTTTCGTTGATACTTAGCAAAAGTGTCTGTTCTGATAACGGCAGACGTTCCACGAAAAGATTAAGGCGGTGCTTTTCCTTGCCTAATATCTTATCCCAAACGCCCTCAATCTTGAACTTGAACCGCATAAACATAAAATCGCCAGCAAAGGCCACCACACCGTCGGGGTTAATCTGTTTCTTCATGTATATCTGCAATGCAGGCTTGCGCTCCCTTGTGCTGTAGCTTTGCGTTTCGTGGTTGTACTGCATGATTGGTTTGCGCTTGATGAAACAGAAAATATCGCCATCCTTTTTAAAGAACTGAGCCTCAATTGGCGAAAGGTCGATACCTTCGACCGTCAATTGGCCGCTGTACCCACCTTGCGCCATCCTTTCGATGTGGCCGTTTATGTAGTCGCCGTAATCCATAGGGCTTATTTGTTAGGAACAAACAAATCCTTGCTTTGCGTAGACATGTATGTCGGCTGTAACGGATTGTTGAATGTTGCAACACATAACCACACCCTGCGGGTGAAAAGCAGGCGCAACGCCTCCCAAAAAGAAAGTTTCCAACACGATACAACCTCACCGTCGTCAAATCTTAACGCTGGCAGTTCCTCTAAGCTTTCTTGGCCTTTACCGTACACGGTGTTTGCCTCCTTGAATTTAATAGGTTTCATATTTCTAATATTCAAAAGTTTTTTCTTTAACCTCCCAGCCTTGGCACGATTCCAACACACGTTGCAGATAACGGCCTTTGCCCGAATTGGGCGCAGTTTTCGTCATATCATCCTTTACATAAGACTCAAGCTCCTGCAACATTTCAGCTATCGTAAGGTGGCCGCTGTTATCGTATGCTTTCTCCCAATCCGTGTTTTCGGTATTGGTGTATTCGCGCCCATCCTCATCATCGTATTCGGGTGCATAGTCGTTTGTCGTTACCGTAACAGCCTTGCTCATTACGAACTCGACGTCAATGTCGAAGTCGCGTTCGGGGATAATTGGCTCGTTATATGGCGCGTTTGGGTCGGAGTATGCGCCTGCGGGATAGTAATCAGCCTCACTCATGGTTATTTGTCTTGAATAAGCATCGGCATTGCAAGCGCAAGATATGACGTGTTATCCTTTTGCGTAGCTGGCATGAATACGCCTGCACGCATGGAATCCTTTAAGTAGACCTTTACGGAATCATCATCAATGCTTTGCAGAACGGCCATAATCACGCTGCCCTTAAATCCAATCTGTAGGTCGGGGCTGGCATAGTCGCAGGAAATGTTTTCGCTTGCGGTACGGCTGAAATCGTAGTCCTCTGCGCTAATCTCCATGTTACCCATCGTAAACTTAAAGCTGATAAGCTCGCTTGATGCGTTACTCATCGGCAGCACACGTTTCATGGCAGCAAGGAAAGCAGCCTTGTCAATAGTGGCAACGATGGTATTTTCCCTTGGGATAACGCTTTCATAATTGGGATAACGGCCTTCGATAAGGCGGGTGTTCAATGTAAAGCAATCGGCAATTGCGAATGTTGCACATCTGTCGTTAAAGGTGATGCTTACATCGCCGCCGAACTGATTAAGCAGATTACGCAGCACTCCAGCTGGTTTCTTTGGCAAAGTGAAACCGCAAACCTCCACGTTATCGCCTTCGGGAATGATAGACAAATCCTTGAACTTTGCGAGCTTGTGACCGTCGCTTGCAACGGCTACCATACCATCTGCAAAGAACTCAAGGCGTATGCCATTCATTACGGGGCGTAACTCATCGTTAGCGGTGGCGTAATCGGGCTTATTTACCGCGTAAAGCAGCTTATCAGCGTCGATAACCTTGCTTTTTGAATCGCTGGCATCCATGTTTGGCTTTGGATATTCCGTAGCATCCTCGTAGGCCATCGTAAAACGGCCATTGCCATAATCACATTCTACGGTGTGATGCTCGGCATCCAATGTCATACAAACCTGCTTTCCTTTCAGATTGCATAATGCCTTGTAGAAGTCAACGGCAGCGATGCAGATTTCAAAGCTATCGTCAAAGCTAAGATGTGGTGCTTCGATGGTGAGCCATGTTTCCGAATCGCTGGCTGTGAACGTAAGCCCCCTTTGGGCTTCCATGTCTGTTTTGATTAAGATGTCGCCAAGGATAGGCAGGGGATTTTTTGAATTAACTACGCCTACAACTTGCGATAAGCGGGGTAGCCATTCATCAACATTAAATTTAATTCTACTCATCTTTCTTATGATTAAAAATAAAATATTCAAGTGGAGGTAGAGGGAGTCGAACCCTCGTCTTGCAGATTTATCATAGAAACTTGTTACGTGCGTCGGGGCTGACCAGCTTTTATAACATGGACGAGCGTTCCACCACTACGTTTTGAGAAAACGGAGAAAACAAGCCGTAACTTTTATGTTCCTTCGCAAGTCACCAGCGAGGTGCTTATGCGGCTGCTGCCAGCACTTGAGCACGGGGAGTCATATTGACAACCTTAGCATTTATTGTTTTTACCATTTCAAAGCATGATTGCTTGCACGATTTCTTACCATCCATCTACAATCAAAACCAAAATACCCCCGTATCATGGTGGAGAATGTGAGACTCGAACTCACGACCCTCTGCTTGCAAAGCAGATGCTCTAACCAACTGAGCTAAAACCCCATTTGTTGCCCCAGCACGACTCGAACGTGCAACCCTCAGACCCAAATTCTGATGCTCTGACCAATTGCGCTATGGAGCAATCCGTTTATAATCAGTATGCCAAAGAAAGTTTTTGGCGGAGAATGTAGGGCTCGAACCTACGCGCCGTTTTACCGACCTACGACGTTAGCAATGTCGCCCCTTCACCAGCTTGGGTAATTCTCCGTTTTTTAGAGGAAGTGGTGGGACTCCAACCCACACACCGCTTGCGCGATTACTGGTAGTTTTCAAGACTACTGCCTTAGTCTATTAGGCTTACACTTCCAAGTTGTTGCGGTAGCAGGAGTCGAACCCGCAATTTTCGGGATATGAGCCCGACGTGGTTTATAAATATCCAATTCCACTATACCGCGATGTTTGATAAAAGAGCCTATTCCGTTATCTCAACGTTTCGGCACTCACAAAAATTATAATGATATGAATTTTACTTTGTTCAACATTTAATGTGGTTAAAAAGCCTACTACATTTCACAACGCCTTGGCTTTACGTATTAATTCTTTATAGGCATTTATTCTAAAAGAAAATTTATCATCGTGTGCAAAGGTAATATTTTCTTTTGGATATACAAAGGAAAATAAAATCTTTAACACTTATTTAACACAGATAAGGTTAAATATCAAGCGCAAGTGTTTGTTCTTGTGCCATTTTACGCTGATAATACCTGCTTTCCTGCATAGCAAACATATCGGGCTGGATATAATTCTGCATGGCATCGCGGGCATCCACATAGAAACGCTTTGAAATCTCGAGACCGTATGCCTTACGCCCAAGGTTGGCCGCTGCAATCAATGTACTGCCGCTGCCTGCGCACGGGTCTATAACGACATCATCGGGGTCTGTGAAAAGCTCTATCAATCGTTGCAAAAGCGGAATCGGTTTTTGCGTTTCGTGAATACGCGGCATACCCAAGTCGCGCTGCCAGTCCATGCAGTTGAAAACCATTGTTCCGTTATTGTTGAACTTTGGCAGCTTATCACGGTAAAGGACGAGGCCGTACTCGCAGTTTCCTACAATCTTCATGTTTGCCTTCAAGACCTGCGCCGAATAATTTTTACGGAAAACCAAATTGATATAGTGATTGAATCCGTAACGCTTACCAAGCTCTATAAGATAGAACTGCTGCATGAACTCACAGAACACAATCATGCAAGGCGCACTTGTCTTTGTGCGGTCGTTTTCGTCGACCTTTCCTTTTTGTTCGGGCTTTAGCATCTGTGCGGCAAAGTGCATGAACTCCGCTGGCTTGAAATTCTCGTCTGTCACAAAGAATGTTTCGCCAGCCTTGTCGCTTTCGCCGTTCTTGTTATCACCGTCAATATACCAGCTGGGATTACTGCCGTAAGCCTTGTCGCCCAATGAATACGGAATATCCGTCAAAATAAGCTGGGCTTTCGGTATGCCATAGCGTTTGAAGTCTTGATAGCTGGAGTTGAACAATCCCACACGGTTGTTAAGCATCCTAAATTCGGGATTATCCACTACGGTAACATCACGTTTGTCGAGTTTCATAATCTTTCTTATTATGTATGAGTAAATAAATTCCTTTGAAAGCAAGAAAGCCGCTTGTGATAATATTTAATATGGCAAACAACAATGCGGCCTCCTCGCTTATTTCTGTAGTAGCAAAATAACTTCTTTCGTAAAGATTAATGCAAAGGTAGATTATTGCGAGCTTATTCCAATAGCACGTTTCGATGGCTACGGATATTGTAAGCATCACGGCCAAAGAAAGTAAATCGTATTCAAAGTATTCTGCCACAAAGAAAGATATTGGCGTTTCTATGAAAGAAATATCACCGTAAACAATGATATTGCCGTATAGCGATTCTGTGTAGCTTATGCAAACGATAAAGCAAAGAACAAAAGGCAGTATCTTTCCTATTCGGATAAGCAACCGTCTGAATGAATTTATCATTTTCTCCTTGCTTTTACCCTAAACACGACTCCGTTGGTACGCGGTATTTGCGTAGGCATGGTATCTGAGGCGGTTTTCGAGGCTTTTGGGCGCACTTTGGCCGTTTCCTTGATAACTACCTTGCGTTTTTTCTTTTTCGCCTTTACAACGGGCTTTTTCTTTGGTGTAGCCATTTACTTAGAACTTTGCTTTTTCCTCCTCTATTGCCTTTTGCAAGTTTGCCTTCATCTCATCCAGCTTGTCGAAAGTTTCCTGCGGAACGGTGGGACAACCAAGATGATATGCTTCAAGGGACACAATATTGAAACCGTACTCGCTGCATTTTGAGCAATAATCAGTATATTTGTGGTAATCATCCATGCTTATGCCCTTTTCGACACAAAGGATAATCTCGCTCATATTGATAGCAATATCGTCGCCATAGCAGTAAAGCCCGCCGACGTTATCAGCAACCCAATAGCCGTAGTACGAATCGCAATCCCACATATTCAAGAGCTTAAGGAGGTAGCCATTGCAAGCAGCCTCCCATTGCTCTTTAAGATGGCGTATAACAGCATCACTTGTCTTGTTAGCCATACCGCATCTATTTTATCGGGTACTTAACGAGTATGCCTTTGTACTGCCCGCGCTTGAACTCCTGCGTCTCCCACATGCCAGCCTTAATCTGATTATAGACCGTCTGCGATGTAACGCCAAGTTTCTTTGCCACATCGGACACACTCAGCATTTCGTATTGTTCGTTAGTTTGCGTCATGGCTTTGCTCCTCCATAGCTTTTTCAGACTGCTGCGCCGCTGCCGCCTCGATATTTTCCTGCATCATCTCCTCGTCGGTTTTCTTCTTGAAGATGGTACGCTTATCCATGCCCTCGGTATAAGCCTTAACCTCCTGCATAACCGCTTCGATGAAGTCAAGGTTGGTCATATCGTTAATCTTTTCCGACATGATAACCTTATTACGGGCGATATTGTGGAGATAGGACTCGTAAACGAGGAACGATTCGGCCTCCGATTCGCCGATGCCGTACAGCGGATGAAAAATATTATTGAACCAAAGGTCAATATACCAAGCGACTTGAAATTCCTTTTTGTCTTCCTTTTCCTTGAGGATTCCAAGCAGCTTGCCGTAGGAACGGGTAACGTTACCCTTTGCGTCCTTAATGGTGCAGTCGTTGGCGAGTGCAATCTCAATGAAACGCTTTGTGTAAAGATACGGGCGCGAAACGCCTTGTGCCGTAAAGTTCGTGAACACATGCTTATGGAATCCCGTAGTGATAACGGCGAAATCCGCTGTCACCTCAAGGCGCAATCCCTTATCATCGAAATACACACCCATGTAGTCCTTGTCTTTCGGTACAAGTACAAGCGCATTGCGCATACGGCGTTCGAGGTCGCCTTTTGTTACTGAATTGTTTCCCATACTAAAAAATGTTTCTGTTTTTTTCTATGTTTTTTATTCTTGATTCTATCTGTTGAATTGCGTTAGGTAAGGACGCGGTCGGGTAATCCTCGGCCACGTCCTTTAGTATAGCAAGCTGGGATTTAAGTTTGTGGTATTCGTAATCCATAGAACTTACCCGTTACCAGCCCTTACTCACCGTTACCGTTCTCATCTTCACCGCCAGCGGCAGGCTCTTGTGTGTCGCCAGCCTGCTCATCCTGCGTGCCTTCGGTTTCATCTTTTGTTTCATCTTCGGGCGCAGCCGTGTTAGCGGGCTCTTGGTGTTCGGTTTCGGTTTCAGCGTTACCGTCGTCTTGTGCTCCAGCAGGAGCATCATCAACGCCAGCGGCCTTGCGCTGCTCCATGTAGATAACAAGCAGGCGGTTAAGGATGGTTTCGTGCTTCTTGGGAACTTGGCCGCGAATACCGTTTTTCTGATTGTATGCGGCAATAAAGGCGATGGCCTCCTCGTCGTTCGTGATATTGTCGAAGTAGTACGGGTTGTCGGGCAAATCAATATTCGCCTTAGTACCATCGTTCTCGATTTCAGCGGCCTCGTTAGCAAGCTCCGCAGCCTTTTTCTTTGACTCTTCGTCAAGGTCTGCATCCTCTACATTGGTTTCCATGTAGTCGGGAACGACAAACACCTTTTCGATGCCATAGAAAGGCTCTTGGCCGAACACCTTGGTAATGCTGGGCTCTTTCTCCTTTTCGGGATTAAAGCGGGCAACGGCGTAGGCGGTTTCATTAAACGCGAGCTTGATGATAGCAACACCTTTGTCAAATGCACTTTCACCATCCCATTCCTTCACGGGGAGTTTTGGCAGATTAAGATATGCGCAAACCTCTTTTTCAAACTTGATATTCATATTGTAACGTTTTTAATGAATTAAACAACGGTGCAAAGATACAAAGTAATTTGTAATATACCAAATATTTTATATACTTTAACGTTATTTTATCCCCAAATACGCTTTATAACGCTCGATGGCCGCATAGCCTTCCTTGGTTGGCTTACCGTCTTTGCCAAATGGAATAAAAATCTTGTTTCGTTCATTGATTTTATACCATCTGTAACCCATTTTCTCCTGCTTTTTCTCAATACGCTGCGCACGTTCCAGCGCAATACGGTCTTTTTCGGTCACTACGCCTTTTTCGTGAACCCAATTTGTAATAGGTGCTGCCATGTTATTTCTGCATTTTGGTTAGACGTCCTACGGTTTCGTTTGCCTTATAAGCCTTGTATGGCATAACAACCGTCTTATGCTCCGTGTAGTCGCGCACTATGCTGGCGGTATAGATGTTTTCCGCATCCTCTGCCGAAAGGCGTTTTGCGACCATCATGGCCGATGCCTTATCCATACGTTCCTCGACGGTCGTTTGACGATGCTCCTTGGTGTCGTATTTGGTAACACACCAAGACTCTATTGTCTTAGATTCGTCAATATCCTCGTCGCCGATGGTTGTAGTTCTGAATGTGTACTGCTTATCATCGGTGTTTATGCGGATGGCAACATCAAGGCCATTATCCTCTGTGCGCTGCGGGTCGCCGAGTCCCCATTCATAAGGCAGCTGCGCCCATTCCATGATACGACGGAAAAGCATCTCCGTCTCCTCGTTTACCTCGCGTGCCGCATTACCGTGTGCATAATAGTCAGTCCAAAACTTTACGAAACGCTCGAAAGCCTTGTCGAACATATTCATTTCCCGCGATATTTCATTCTTGCGGGCTTGCAGCTGGTCTACAAGGTAATCAACACCGCCGTATATGCGGTAAGCGGCCATAACGCTTGCATGTGTAGCACAAAGCAGATTCGATATACGGGTAAAGAGGCCAAGCTCCTTTGCCTTCTCGAAATCAAGGCCGCGAACGCCGACGGTACGTATTTTCTTTTCAATATCGTCGGCGATAACCGATGATTCCTTTAGCTCTAAAATGCCTTTTTCTTCCATGATATAAACTTTCTTATTTTCTTTCTGATGAACCAATACGCCTCCATTGGGATAAGCGCAAAAATGATAATAAGAGCGATACCGATGTTTGCTACGGGTGCAAACACATAGGTACGTGTATTCGTGTTATCTTTCTTAAACGGGTTTTCGTGGTGATACACGAAAGCAAAGATAACGCATATTGCCGTTGGAATGATATAACCAACCAGCAGGCACAAGGCCAATTCTTGAAGTTGCTGTAAAAGTTCCATAACTAACTATTTTTTCTTTTTTCTCTTTCCCAATAAAAATCAACATCTTTCTCCCTGCAATCCCAAGTGTCTAAAACATCGCGTTTGTAAACAATCGTTAGATGTCTTTTTATCAACACAAGATATACATGTTCATCGTCTGCAAAGTTTTCGCAGAACTCACCAACACTCATCCCCTTGTATGGTGGTTTCTTTTTGACATAACCTTTTTCTTTCAAGTAGCTGCTTATAGTAGAACGGTAGTTGAAACTAACAATTCCGTTTTTTGCGCTATACTTTACCAAACTTAAAAAAGCCTCCTCCCAAGTTTTATGCAGAAAAAAGGCAATAGCACGCGGGACACAATCGCAAGTGTGCTTTTGTAGCGGATTCATATTGTAATACACAAACTCTTTCATCGCTATTCTATTTTACGGATTACATCAATACTGCGGATGCCATTGTAGCCGATAAGCCTTGAATACGGGTAGTTTACGACTTTCTCGTATTCGGGCTGCGGGTCAAAGACAATATTGAAATTAATATCACAAAGAACGCTGTGCAGATGGTCAATAGGATGCTCGTTAGGGCTGGTGTATTTTGGCGAGTAAACCCCTGCCATAAACAAACCGTTGATTCCCATATCGGGCGTAAGCGCATTGAACGTACACTCGTCGATAGGCCATACATTCTCCCAAACATTCCATGTCGGATTTTCAAGGAAAGCCACCCTTGGGTTATACAGCTCTTTTCCCGAATAATCGTAGCCATGTTCGCGGAAGAACTTTTGCGCCTCCAGCAGCCAGTCCTCGCCCATATCCACAAAATGCGGAACATCTTCGTATTCCAAATCAAGGATGCTGGCAATCGCACATTTATAACAATCTCCATGTCGCGGGTCGTCTATTCGTTGATATATCTTTTTCATAACTTACCTCCCTTTTCGTAAATCATGTCAACGGCTACAGATAAAATCCATGAAGCATTAACATCATTCCCTTTCTCGACAAAGCCATGTGCTATATCAATGGCGCAAGGCAGAATATCCCTGCCCGATTTCTCCATTTCTGCGGTTATCAGCTCACGGCATGGCTTTGCGTTTTCTTCATACTTTTCACCCTTCCACAAGGAATGAAAGCTTTCGTTTGTTTCTTTTAGCTTTGCAGCAATAAGAATATCTTCGATAATACTCATAGCTAATCCTTTTTTTCGACTTTTTTATTATTACTTTTATCAATTGAAATAAGAGCACCGCCGCGAATAGCGACTGCCAATATCACCAGCCCAAACCAATGCCAAAAATCACCAAAGAAAAATTCTACGTATTCCATAATCAAAATGTTTAATTATCTTTTGTAACTGCCTTGAGTAGACGTGTCGTAATGCGGTTGTGGCCGTAAACGTTCTATTTCTTTTGTAAGATGCCGATTATCTTGACATACCTTTTCGTACTTCTTTTTTAGTTCGTTAAGTTCATGCGCCTTTGATTCCAAATCTTTGATACGGCCTTTGTAGCCGTTCATTTGCTCTGCTATTGAATTGTTGGCCTTTCTTAGATTCTCGTTTTCGCGGGTAACAAACTGCAATTGGCTATCCAGCGTCTCGTAAGCATCTTTTAGCAAAGCGTATTCTTTTCTTGTTTTGATAAATCCGAATAGTTTCATAACTTTGTATCAAGTTTAAATCTATAACACTTTTCGTTTCCGACGTGCTTAGTACACCATTCGCGATTACTTGTAGTACCGAAACGATGCACACAGCGGTCGCATGAAGGGGCGTTAAACAGCCTTGTACGCGGTTTAGGAGCAGGAGGCATGTGGTAGTTGTGCAACACGAAAGTTTTCTGCTCATCGGGGAAATGCGGCGTATCACAAACCTCATAATCACCATTCTCGAAACCGCCTATAAGATACTGCTCCTCTATTTCATCATCAAAGGCCGCACCATCGCACGGGTAAACCTTTGTGAAAACCATATTGGTAGATTCATCATAACCACGTATTTCATAATGGTCTATATTAGATTTAAAAGTAGGTCTGAATTTGCGACCAATAAGCTTTTCATAATCTTCTTTCTTTCCCATAACTATGTATTATTTTCGTATCTATCGTCAAACTCGGGACATGCCCTTTGATAGTAGCCCGTTTCTGTGTCTTTGGAAAGGCATATCGCCCTCCCAAAGACATCAAACTGACACAACTTGCACTCATAGCAGTAGCATTGCGTATAATCCATATCACAAAGCCATTAAAGATTATTTTTGTTCTGTTTTGCTTCTATTTTTTTCATTTTGGCGTGATGTGCGCTGCACACCTTACAGTCCAATGTGTGAAAATAGGCACGGTCACCGTTACCGATGGGCTCGAACTCATGCCAGCTTTCATCATAGTTTTTTCTGTAAGCACCGCAGCACACAAAAGCAGAAACAGCGAATATCAGCAATAATATCTTCTTCATTTCGATAAAGGGATAAAGAGTTAAAGCGATAACGGGTCAAATGCGGACACGGGGCGAACTAAGTTCTCACCCGTCTTGAGGCAGTAGTAGTAGTTGTAGAAGAAGCCGCCATTGTTGAAATCCAGACCCCAAGCACTCGCGGCAGAGGTCTCCGTACTGCTCCAATACCAAGCGTCCTTTAACGGCTTGCGCTTGGCGTACTTCAAGGCATCGTTGATGTAGTTCTTAAATATATACATCACGTACAACTCGCCAATAGCGGGAATGTACCATTCGTTTTTGTCGTCTTTCGGAAGTTCAAACGAGAGTCCACGCTCCACAAGCAACTCAGTCCAACGTTTACCGTTGAAATCGCAGGCTGCTTTTGCATAAGACGTGATATAACACGAATCATCATCAGCCTCCTTTTTGGTTGTAAGCGGAAATTCTCCCAAGTCCTCGCCCCAAAGTTTCAGCGATACAGCACCGAACTTAAAGGCAATGTATTGGATATTCTCCTTTTCGTTCTTACCATCAAAAAGTTCGCAACGGCGGCTACCGTCAATATCCTCGTAGACAAAATAAACGCCATCTTTCAGTTGGATGCTCATGTAAGGAGGTATTTCGCCGTGCATTTGGACGTTTCCTTTTTCGTCCATGTTCATGCCAAACACGCGCTTTGCTACGGGCATACCCGTTTTTGCCTCCAAGCCGACTATTTGTAGCATGTCGCCATCCATGATAAACTTGTAAGCCTCCTTGCAGAAATCTACGGTCTTTGGCTCATCCACCATGCCGAACTTATCAAGCAGATAAAGTTTCAATGCTGATGGGTCTTTTACTAACTCTTTAATATTTGCTTCCATTTTCGTGAACTTTTGATTTACTAAACTTGCGTTTCGCCCTTTGCGCCATTTATTGCATCAAGGCGGTCTTTTTCCAATTGGTCTTTTAGTGCGCTTTCGCACATATCCAGCACATCGCGTAACGCCTGCAACGACTCAAGGCTTTTCACCTCGATATAGACCTGCGCATCGTAATGCTCCTTGTTGGAAATATCGTCACCGACGTTTTTCTTGTCAAGAAGCTCCGCAAAGGCAATACCGCCGAAACGCTCACCGTCGTTGAATGTGCCAAGTGCAACCTTGCCACCGAACATCACATAGGCACGGCCTCTGATGCCGCCTACATTCTCCAATCTATCGTCAGTTTTCATCTTCTTCTTTCTGTTTTGTTTTCTGATAATTCTGTTTCTTTGTTTTACCACCGATGATAATAGTATCACCGCCAAGAGCCTGCTCTATCTTGTAAAGCTCGTAACCGATGCTGTCGCGCTGTGCCTCTGCCGTTTTCGCCTTCACGCTGAAACGAATGTAATTGAACATAAGTACAACCGAAAGGATAACGCAAAGTGCAGCAAGCGAATGAACGGGATATTTCACCACAATCGCCTTGAAAGCCATGAAAGCGTTATACAAGAGCGTTGCGATACCTCCAAAGATTGCGTACATAATAGAAATAAAGCCCTTTGCAAAGCCTACAACGGCTTTTTCCATATAAGCCCGCCAACTATTCCAGTCCGCGAACAGAAAACGCTTAGAATCGTTATTTTCCATTTTTACTATGAATTTAGATTTTTGAATACGCCTCCGTTCTTTACGAATTGCAGGATATTAACCTTGAAATAATCAATACCGCCATATCGGAAAGCAATAGCCGTATCTTTGTGGAACAAATGCACGAATTTTGCATCAATAAGCACGGTGTGCTTGGGGAACTTTAAGTCCCGCTCAAGCCCACTATGCGAATGTAGTATCTCTAATCCGTGACTCATAATACTTATTTATTACCGTTAGCATTATCGTCACCTTGGTCGGTCACCTCCTCGGCGTTATCGAAACCAGCGAACTTTTCGGCTACGGCCTGCGCCTTTGCCATATCGACCTCCGCCTGCTCGTTATCCAAGTATTCGTACTTGTCACGCTCATACATGATTGCTTGGTCTGCTTTCAAGGCATCCTGCATCTCTACGGATAACGGGGCGTTCTTTGAAAGATTCAGCTTAACAACCGTCTTGCAGGCCATGTCGTTAAAGTCCGTCGTCCATTTTGATGCAGCCTTGATGCGGCTATCCTTTGAACGGTAGGTCTGTGAATAACGCAGGGCGTGCTTTTCCATCTCCTTGAGCGACATGTAGAATGTGGATTCTGCGCCGTTAAGGAGCTTGAAATACGAAACAAATCCTATAACGGGTTTGGATTCGCGCTCATCGGCATCCTCTATGAAGTTGAACTTGCACTCACCAGTCAAGCGGTTGCGGCTGATAAGCTCGCCCTCGCGGACGTCGGTGGCATTGGGGATAGTAGCAAACGAACCGCTGCGCAATGCCAGCTGCTTAACGCCCTTGTAGCCCAATTGGAACTGCGCTACCGTAATGCCTTTCTTGTTATCCTTGTAAGGCAAAACGTATGCGAATCCCAGCGAGTTGTCAAGCGGCAAGTTCAAGGCCGTAGCCTTCATAGCCGCGAACATAAGCGTGTAAGGCTCGCAATCCTGCAACATAGCGTTGTTTGCCACAAGCGCAGTAAGGTTATTCACGAATGAACCCTTGCGCTCGCCAAGAACATCTGCGAGATACTTTTGTGTTGACGGGTTGGTGATTGTCTGATTGAACAATTTCAATCCCGTAGCTTTCTTTTCTTCTGCCATAATAATTACTTTCTTTAATTGTTAGACATTATGCGGATTATTTCTCTTCCTTAACCTTGATGGTGGCATAGCCCTTGCGCTTAACAGTCTTGGTGTACTTAGCCAAGATTTTCTTTGCCTTGCGGGGATGCTCTTTTGCCATATCATCCATGTATTTCTTACCGTCGAAAGACTTGCTTTCCGTTGGGTCTACACGGGTAATGGCAAACATGTCGTTCTTGATGGACTTGATGTCCTTTTCCACCATGAACTCATAGAGGCGTTTCTTGAACTCATCGACCTTGTTTTCGCGGTCTTTGATTTCCTGCAACACTACCGCAATATCCTCAAACTGAGTCTTTACGGCTGCTGGCAGCAGATTGGCATCCACCTCATCGCCTTCGTAGAACTCGACGAACGTAGAAAGGAAATCGTTTACAAGCTGCATGGATTTCTTAATGTCGAAATATGCGGCAGATGTAAAGCGAACCTCTTTAACGGTAAGGCGTGACGGGTCAAGCTCCAGCGCGTCGTTTGCCAATGCCTCTGCGAGGTCTAATCCGTCGGTGTTGTAGTGAACCAAGTTAAGCTTAACCTGCCATCCATCGCCAAGCTTATCCGTAATCTCCTTTCCAAGAAGATAATGAATGAAAAGCTGTGCCTTGTAGGTTTGCCGTGTTTCCTCAATGGAGTACTTAGTGGTCTTAACCTCGTAGATGAACAGAATCTTTCTTGCATCATCCTTCAATACAAGGTCGGGGTGCGAAATCAGCTTAACGTTGGCATACGAATACTTTTCGGACACCCATTTTGGATTAGATTGATAACGCGGGTCGTTGGCGGCGAGGTGCTTGTAGATAAGCATTTCCATTTCGTCACCAGCCTTGATAGCTGCGGTACGGGGAATCTCCTCCTGCGGAATCAAGCCTTTGCATATTGCCAAACGCTTGTGGGCTGATTTGGGTACATAGCCAAGCGCACAAATCTGCGCCAGCATCTTGCCATCGGAACTACCCAAACAACCTACACGGCTTTGGGCGACGTCTTGCTTGTAATCTTTTACTTCTTCCATTTCTTGTTAAATATTAAAGTTGTTGAATAAGCCTGCCTTATAGTAGAGATAGATAATGATTGCCGAACAGATAAGCGATACCCAAAAATTGTAATTACCGCTTTTCGGCTCACCGTGCTTTCCAAGGTTGATACCCAAATCAAGCACATGTAATACAAGTAGAATGATTGTTGCTATCATAATAGTCTTTTTAGAGTTGAACTTCCGAAATACCCTCGAAAAGCACATCAAGGCCGCAGGCGGTAGCCACATGCAGCTCGGTAATACAGCCAGCCGATTTGTTCCAATTCTGCATAAGGAAAATGGCGTCTGCCTGCAAGAGCATGATAATATCACGCTTCATGTGCTGAGATGTTGGTGCGCTTACATCAAGCCCGTTTTTCATCGGGTTTAGAATCTGATAGCCCAATTTAGACAGCTTTGTTTCCATTTCTTGAAACGTCTGCTGGCGTTCGGGAATGTCGTAGCCGCTGATAGGTGCGGAAAGATAGATTTTCTTAATCTTTTTGCTCATTATTATTTTCTGTTGAATTTGGTTTTGTTGTACGTTTCTTGAATGATTTCGTTTGAATAATGCCAATATCGCGAACTATTACGGTCAGCTGAATGTATTCAATGCCCTTGTATTCGGATTTATGGCTGCTTAAACGGCCAAGGATGGATGCACGCATACCACGATGCACATCAATACGGCGAAGATAATCGAGCAGTTTCTTGTCATATACGAATATGCGCACGTAGGTTTGCGCCCTTGTGCGCTCCGTATCATCAGCCAGCTCTTTTAAGTAGGAGTTGATAGCAAGGGAGAATGTTGCCATTTCCTTTGCATCACTTGTCCTGCCAAACTTGAAATCATCGCCAATCAAGCCCTCAAGCAATACTATGTTTTTATCCAATTTTGCCATTTTCGTGAAATTTGATGCAAAGATACAAATAATTTGGCATATATAAAAGTATTGTTACGTTTATTTAAGTTAATTATTGTTTACAAGTTCCTGCGCCCATTTTGATAGGTGTGTTTTCTTGTACCAATTGATAGCCATGCGGTGAAAATGCGCGACGCATAACCCTTTGTTGGATATATACCGTTCGGGGTGTGCGCTGAAACGCTCGGCGTGCTCCAGCACCTTTTGGCGGGATGCCATGAAATCGAAAGTTTCACCATTCTCGTCGACAAAATGTGCCTTAAAGCAGTTATCATCGGCGCAGGCGAACTCCATACTTTTCACGTTGTAGTCAATCGTAAAAATCAATTCTTCCTTTGTCATAGCATCATTCTTGCAAAAATTGTTGTGTAAGGACTTGCAGCCCATTGTATTTTTACTTTTGGAGCACAAGTGAAATGTCCTTTAGGAATTAGATAACTTATACCATGCTCGTTATCAATAAAAACAAAATCAATAGGTATATATCCCATTTTTCTTGTTTCCTTTTCCGCTTCGGCTTTTTCGCTTTCATAACAATATACGACAACCTCAGAGCCTTTATCGTACATCGTTGATAAATCTGTAGAGAATAAATTCTGTTTCATAAAGTTTTCGTCATTGTGTACTCGTCTTTTCCGATATACGTAATCTGAAATCCCAAAGATGAATACCAAGCTACAAGCCAGTCCTTGCTTTTATCGACGTTGAGCTCGGCAAATGCTTTACCATACTTGCGTGCTACGGCCAAGGCGTTCTTGATAAGCTCCGTACCAATGCCCTGCCTGCGTTTAAGCACAAACACGGAAAGGTCGCAGATATATGCTGTAACGGGGTAATCATCCTCCAGCTTGACGCAGATTATGCCTATGCCTTTTTTATGGATAATATCAACCGTCTTACCCCAATGCCATTCGTTAGTGTGGCAAAGATAATTGTTAAAAACTTCGTCCATATCAATTATCTTTCATGTTCACCAAACAGAAGATAGCAACTACAATCCAAAAGATGCCACGCAGCGGGTCTTCGTGAAAGTAATGGCGGAAGCCGTTAATGATTCCACAGAACAAACCTACAGCCGACCAAACGGTATCGTTGGTTAATGCTGCCAATACCTTTTTCCAAATGTTTTTTGAAATCTTAATCATACGTTTTCTTTGTTTTTGTTGTTAATGTATTCGTTTATTGCCTGCTGGCATAAAGAGTCACAAAGCTCATTGTAAAAGTTCCCGTTGTGGGATTTTACCCAAGAATACGTTACCGAAAGGCCACGCGACTCAATGATGTTATCATAGAGGTTAAGCAAATCCGTATTCTTGTATCGTATGCAGCGTTTACTGCAAGCATCAAGAGCATATTTCGAGTCGCTTATGACGGTACAGCTATCGGCATCTTCGGGCAAAGCATACACGGCACTTATGATGGCCTTTAGCTCCGCCCGCCCGCTGGTTTCGCCCTTTACGGTCTGATGCAGGCGGCGCACCTCCCTTTTTGGTACTGCTTGTATCATAACGTATGCGATGGAACTGCGCTCATGTTCGGGGAAATATGCCCCGTCGGTATAAAGAAGATAGTGCATAATGTTTGTTAGATGTATATTTTTATAGGTTTACGTGTCTTGTTTCTGAAAGATTCGCTGGCGGCACAATGGCAAGCACCCTTGAAATGCTTATAATATCCGTAAATCCACATTTCATCCTCCAATTTGCCGTTGAACTGCGTATTTACCTCCCATGTACCATCGCCCGTATTTTGAATATTACAGAAATGCGTCCAAGTTGCGCCGTTGATGCTTGAGTTTGTCAATGTGTTTATCTCTACAAAATCAACCGTCTTGTCACGGGTAAAATAAACGCAAGCACCCCATTTGTCGCTGTCGGGGAAATATTTCTGCAAAGCTTCATTCTCGGGTGTCCCCTGCATCCGCTTTGCCATATCATAGTTAAAGTACCTCATGATTATTGCTTTTTATTCTTTTTAAAATGCTTATAGAACTCATACTCGGCATTTAAGTCCACGCCTGCTGCCTCGCTGCATAGCTGGTCGCAAATCTCATTGAACTTGTTGCCGCTGTGACCTTTCACCCATTCGTATGTAACATCAAGATTCTTTTCTGCAACGATTTTGTCGTGAATAGGGAAAAGGTCTGTGTTAGTCTTGCGCGACCACGACTTGTTTAGCGTGTATAATGCGTATTGCGAATCGGAACGCACAAGAACGCTTACGTTTGTTGCTGGTATGTGGTGCAGGGCTGCAATAATGGCTTTTAGTTCCATGCGGTTGTTTGTTTCATGTTCTGCCCGCCATGCGCCACGTTTTATCTCATTGCATCGGCCATCACATATAACGTAGGCGAAAGCACCTACATTCGCTTTCTGTGAATAGCCACCGTCTGTATAAACAATAAAATCGTAGTCCATATATTAATTAAATTATTATATTCCAGCCTAAAAAAATTATAGAAACCCTTCTTATCCCTAAGAAAGCACAATATTCCCTAAAAGCCGTTTTATCAGCCTTTGGTTTTGTGCTTTGCGATGAATCATAGACGACCCCCTTAGAGCCCCTCGCTTCACACACAATGGCAGGATTGCAAATACCATTGATATACGCTGTTCCCGATTTGCTTTCGGTCGTACAAGCCAGCGTAACACCGATAAGGCGTACCCGCACTTGCTACCTTAGTACGTTCCCCTCTTGGTAGCTTTATCCACGACATCGAGGTGTGACCGATATTGCTTACTTTTATCACGTTTCAGCAAATCCTTTCTTGGCGACGTTCAAATGCCGTTTTGTGAAAAAGGAAAAACCCCCATAAAAGGAATCCCCTATCAAGTGGTTGCAGCACAAGATAGGGGTATTGCCGAATATAGGGGGTTTGTGATAAAAGTTTCCCAATTCTTACCGATACGCAAGCCTGCAACACTTGTTTCACGGTGCAAATGTACTATGAATATTTGAATATACCAAATAATAAGCCAAAATTTAACCAATATTAACTTACCATTGCCGATATATCCTGCCGATACCCCAAATTGCGGCGATAAGGATGATAACCAATGCCATAGCTTTTCACCATTGTGTCCCGTAGCCATCATCCCAATCTTCCTCATCATCATCGGAGTCGGAATCATTTTCATAGTCGCCGTTATTGTACCGCATGTTTGCCGCGAAAGCTTCGCAGCGAGCGCAGTTACAACCACAATCGGGAGACCGTTCACAGATGGCCTCCAATTGTGCATCCGTAAGTACATGCGCCATATTCAGCCAACACTAATGATTTCCAAGGAATACTGCTCGCAGTCGAACTTTTCGCCGACCTCATGGTGGTTGCACCAGCGGATAGCATCGTTCATTTCATTAACACTTTTAGTCAGCTTGTAAACATGCTGCCCCAAGCTGCCGACAAGAATCTCGAGTGAAGTACCCGTGTTCTTATCCGTAAACTTAATCATTTTCTTTGCCATAGTTCCAAATTTTTATTGTTAAACTTTAAACCGTTACTTTTGTCTTGTTGTAAATCTGCTGGGCGCGAAGGACTAACTTATCCTTGCAGGCGGTATCAAGCTCCGCATACCAAGTCATAGTCACGTCGTTAGACCATTGCGAAACCTCCATCTTTTTATTGTAGATGTGTGTGCCAAGGTCTTTGCCGAACAGCGATATTGCCTCCGAAAGCGTGAATCTGTTGTTTATATAATACATGAAACACGTCACGGGATTATATTTCTTTGCTGCCATGTTACTCAAATTTTTTACGTTGTTTAAGTAGCCATATCAAGATAACGAAACAGCCCGTTATCTTTGCAATTTCCCATAAGGTATGTAAATCAATAGCCATAGTGTATGATTTTAAGTTGTTTCCTTTCGTTGTAAGCGCATCAAATGTGCAAAGCGGATAGTTCACCCGCCCTGCACAGATAATGCCGTTAGAAAGCCTTAAATACGGTCGGCCTCATCAATCCAATATTCAGCCACGAATTTCCCGCTTTCGGTCTTGACCTTTTGCGAGTTGATTTTGTAACCCTGCTTTTTCAAGTCAAAGATTACGGCTGAAAGACGGAGGCTACCGAACTTGTTAAGAGCCTCAAGTGGTGTAATGTGGTTGCCAGCCATAAGATAGTTGGCGATTTGCGCCCGCTGCGTGTTGGCAGATTCGGGATTCCAATTGGGAATGTTTGACATAATGTTTAATTTTAAAAGTTATTATTTGTTTGCTTTCGCAAGAATGTCGCGTAAACCCGTAAAGACTGGCATTGGCACGGCCTTTACTTCGGGAAAGTTGATGTACTGCATAGCCTCGGGGAGTTCCTTTTCTACGTTCTTGTCGTACTTTAATGCCACAAGCGCATCATACATCTGCTCAATGAACGTCTCTTTTTCGTTTTCAATTTGCTTTTTGCGCTTTGAAAGCGAGTTTAAGACGTTGTACTCCTCGCGATTAACGGTGATGTACGTGGAATTTGATGGAATCGGGAATGATAGCTTGCCCGTGATATAGTTTTCACGATAACCACGGTCGTTAAGGGTCGTGCAAGAGGCCGCATTTGATGTTGAAAAATACGACTTGTACTCGCCAACACAAGCTATAACGGGTGCTGGGATATACTTTCTTGCGATTTTCTCAACAGCCTCGTCAATCTTTGCGCCTGCTGCCTGCAATTTGTCTTTGTAAACTTTAACCCCCATTGCATTTGCAGCTTCCTCGGCCATTGTTTTTGTGATTCTTCTACTTGCCATAGCTTTTTAGTTTTGATTGTTATTATTGTTGTTTACATAAACTTGATAGGCCACATGGCCTGCGGTCTTCTCAATTTCCTTAATGTTCACGATATGATAGTCGGTGTTCAGATTCAAGAGAACAAACAGCCGTGATACAAGTTCAATGCTGTTTATTACGGAATTGCCGTTACCGCCGCTGCTGTTACCGTCGAGCATCGGCACGCCGTTGACATCGTTCAAGAAAAGGACGACATCACCAGCCTTGTTACGCATAAGGGCTGCATATTCGTAGCCGCCACGCTCACGGAACTCTTTGGATAGTGGCAGGTTGAACGTTACAGAGCCTTTCTTGTTTCTGCGGTTGATGCTAATCTCGTCCTTTTTCAGCTGGCGTCGGGGTGTAAGGTCGACGAACATGAACTCGCCCAAAACGCCGCCACCGTCGGGCATCGCATCCGCAGGTGCTGGAGCATCCGCTTGTCTTGATGCTTCTTTCTCGGCAGAAAAGTCGCGGTTAAGGATTTCGTCCTTTGTGCTTTCGCGAAGATATTCCTCGGATAGCTTTGTAGGCGGGGCAGTAGGCTCTTTGTCCTCTGCGCCGATAAGCTTCAAGTCAATACCCAAGCGGATAGCCGCCGTTAATCGGCTTTCCTGCTTCCAATGCTTTGCCGCATCCCAATTCGTGCGCAGGATTTTCGACATGCCTTGCAGCTTGTACCATTCATCAGCCGTGTAGTTGTTTTCGTTGGATGCAAGAAATTCCATCCAAAACAACTGCATCTGCGTCCAATAGTCATAGCCATAGTTCATGTTGGCTACCCAATAGAACGCCTTGGTGCATACTTCTGTTTCGGGAACTTTGAAGAGGAACTCCTCGACGCTAATCGGGTTAGCCTTGAGGTGATACCTGCGGTACAGATTGATGTAAATCGTCACCATACCCTTGCCTTCAATAAAGTGCTTGAAAAGCGCAACTTGAAAAGGTGTCATAAAACTATACGCCTATACGTGTCGGCGCACCAACTCTAATTGTTTTTAATTAATCATTAATACTCACTTCATAACGCATCAAAGCGTTATACACTATATCTGATATTAGTCCTTTTTCTTTATATTCGTTTGCGATTTCTTTTATATAGTTTTCTTTTGCAGCTTTGTATCTAATAAAAGCATCTTCTGCTGTTTTGTAATATCCAAGAGAAACAAGATGTTTGCGGATTTTTAGTCTTGAATAAAACCTATCACCGACTTTTTGAACTCCTATCGGGGTGTTCCCTCTAAACTTGTCTGTTTTAGTAAAAAGTTTATTTATTTCTTGTGGTACAAAACAGCATGTATTTGGGGAATATACCTTATTTCCTTTGATTAGAATGTCCTTGTCAAGATGATAACCATTAATATGATTTTTATCATACCATCTTTTGAAATTGCTAAAGTTTAACCAAGCGTCACAAACAACACAATTTTGATAGGTCGGGAATTTATCTCTTGCACTCTCGTCGTAACAACGTTTGAGCATGTTTTTCCATGCTGTTGTAACTTGCATCCCTTTTATTGGGTACGAAACATCAATTATTCCTTTGCCGAAAACTAATTTGCCGTGCCTTGCACAAATATTACAGCCGCACCCTTTTAAATGTTCATGTGGCTTTTGTAAAAAATCGCCATGAATAGGGCATGTGATTATAACATCTGTGTAGGCATTAACGTAAACGGTTTTAGAGTAATCGTACTTTTCGCCGTGTACCAATTTTGATTTACGGATAAAATCTTCTGTCGATAATCTTTTCATATCTTGTCTATCTTTTAGTAAAACGTCTATCATTTAAAACGTGGAAGGGCGATAGACTTACCCTTATCAGCGGCCAATTACCTCCGCCTATCCACGTTGCAAAGATACAAAAAATAAATGATATAGCGAAATGATTAACCAACTTTAACCATAGACTTCACACCCCCATAATATATGCTGGATGATGCTTTCTGCCTGCGGCTGGTCGAAATCACCGTCGTCGGCATTGATAAGATTCATCACATACTTGGCAGGCCACCCGCCAGCATCAAGCATCTTGGATAAGCCATTTTCTATATCCTTGAGGCTGACCGTGTAATCCATGCTGCCACAAGCTTCATCATAGCTGTGCGGGAGCTTTGAATCGTAGGAATCATCGCTATCCTCGGCATAGAAGTCGCAGATGTCAATCGTTTTGCCGTTAAGCAAAAGCAATGCGCATTTGTCTTCGAGGCATTGTTTGTCGGGGTCTTCGTTCTTTAACGCTGCGTACTCGGTGCTATCGTAGTTCAGTTTTAGCCATGAACTGCCATAGGATGCTGTGCTTAAAAGTTCCACCAAATCCTCATGGTTGATGTCGCTTACTACGGTTTTTGTTTTCATAATGTTACTTGCTTTTTGGTTTATTGTTCTTAGTCCACAGATAGCCATATACGCCGCCATACACCTGCAAGTCGCTTGCCACATCGCGTATGGTGTGTATATCGTATTCGCCCAAGGCAACGTAAGTTTCTTTCGTTACGTCTTCGTTAAGGGCAAATTCAAATGTAAGGTCGACGTAATGTTCACCGTCGACCAAGTTCCAAGCATGGTCTATGCCAATGCCGCCGTTGAATATTGTCACCTCGCCCTCCACATACTTGATACGGTCGGGGAATAGGTTTGCTAATCGGTATGCCGTGCGGTAGCACATCTTTGGCTCTATTTGGCAATACTGCTTTATGCGTTTCATTTCCGCAGGGGTGAAAACATCACGGGCAGACACGCATTTAGTTACGTGTCCGTCCTTGATTTTCTGCTGGAAGTATTCCTGCTGCCTGCCGCTTGAAAGCAAAGCGAACTGCCGCCAATGTTCCACGATGATGTTATTCGATGGCATCGCCTTTTTCGTTGTCTTTGTTTTCATTGAGTTTCTTGACTGAGTTTCTCAAAGACTGAATCTGTGCGGCCAATTTTACCTGCAAATGTCTTGCGGATAAATCGTCGCCCGACAAATCCCACTTTGCAAATAACGTGCTATCAAGTTCCTTGTAATCACGCATCAATGATAACAGCTTGATACGTGCGGTTTCCTTTGTGTTTATCGCGCTGAAATCCCACTCGGTTACATCGCCCTTGCAGGCATCGGGGAACACGCTGCGCAAAGCCTTGATGAACGCCTGCACATCACGGCTTAAAAGATGTCTTTCGTTCTTTGTTGCTCCTCTTCTCATTCCAATCTCATGCTTTTCTATATTTGACTTCTTGTTGTAGTTCTCAATCCAAGCGTCACTTGCGCCGCCAGTCTTTTCGCCGCGTGCCTTCTTTGCCGCCAAAGCCTTGACCGTGCGGTCGCTGGTAAGTTCCCTTTCGTACTGCGCCACAGCCGCGAACACGCCAAGCAAAAGCGTATTGATGGTCGGCATATCCGCAAAGTGAATATCTATACCCGTGTTGACTACCTTGAAACAAAACTCCACGTCACGGGCGAGGCGGTCTAACTTTGCGATAACCAATGAGCAATTATTATTCTTGCAATAATCAACCGCTGCCAGCAGACCTTTTCTGTCACGGTGCGTACCGCTTTCCACGTCCTTAAATTCTGCAACAACATCACCGCCCTTTGACTTAACAAGGTCGGTACATATCTTGCGCTGGCTTTCCAAGCCTAATCCGCTTGCGCCCTGCTTTCGTGTTGATACACGAATATAGATTACAAACTTTTTCATATCTGAATAATTTATGCTTCAACAATTTCTGCCCCGTTGTCCCTAAGTGTTTCGATTTGGCGTCTGTACGCCTCCTCGTTCTTGTCTTTATAGTGGTCTACGTAATCATACGGGGAATAACGCTCCATGCAATACACGATTTCGTTTATTTCCTTTTCCGTCTTGAATCCGTACTCGGTGACCTTTGCCGTACACCGTCCATGTGGCAGGATGTCGCTTTCGTTCCATTCCTGCGTAAAAAAATAATAACTACCCATAGCCATTAAGAATAAAGAACCTTGATATATTCGATGCAGGCATCCGTAAACGCACGACTCCATTTGCCGTACTCGTAAACGGAGGCGAAATACTGAGTATAATTGCACTCGCCCTTTACAAAAGCGTCAATATCACTTTTGTCGGCCACATGCTGCCATTGGTCGTTGGTGAACACGTCAATGCAATGTTTGTAGTCAAAGCCGCATGGCGTTCCGTTGGAGTTCTCAAACGTAAAGCGGAACTTCTTACCTTTGTAGTCCCACAATGTCACAAACTTGAAGCAATCACGCTGGTGCTTGTTTGCCAATTCCTTGATTTTCTTGAAATCATTCTTTTTTGTTGTAGCCATAATAAAGCCCTCCTATAAATTAATTAATACTGATGAAAATAATTGTGGCGGTAGCCGTTTCCTCTACGGCTACAAAGGTTTTATTTATACCGCCTAACCACCCGCCCATCCCGTAGGCAGGAATCAACAACAACACAAGACGGGATATGCCCGCCCCGATTAATTGTTAGCTTTCGACCTTGTTGTCGTGAGTTTCATCGGCCACTTTCTTCATACCAGCAACCAGCTTGGCATAAAGGATATTCAGCCGCATGGCCTCATTAACATCGTCCATGTCCTCGGCACTTTCAGTCAGAATCTTTGCCGCTAAACCTACAGACGCTGTGATACGCTGCATATCATCCTGCGTCAATGCAATACCAATAACCATAGTTCTTGAAATTTAAATTGTTTATTACTTGCCTCCCATACGTACCATAGAACCGTCGAAAAGCATACCTAACACACCGATAATAATAATAAATGCCATACGATATAAAGATTTAAACTTGGGTTAATAACTGAAGAATCTCGTTCAATTCGTCGATTTCCTTATACAAAGCGTTTCGCGCCCTTTCGTTTGTAATCATGTCAACGGCCTCGCGATTGACCTTGATTTTCTTGAGTACGCTTTCGCCTACCAAATCAAGCTGCCGTTTGTTTAGTTTCAGATATGCCATAGCTGTTACTTATTAAAATAGTTCAACACATCACGCCACGAACCATTAACTACGGGGGTATCGAATCCCACGTTACGGTCGTATATTTCCCAATGAGCCTTGTCGCATCCGTGACTGCCCTTTTCAAGATGCTGGCAGCAGAACAGAACGTCGCCGCTTTCCATGTCACAGATGGAGAAATGGTCGTACAATTTACCCACCATTGGGCAATTGTTCTTAAAGAACACATAGCACTTGTCATTATCAAAACGCCTGCTATCCTTGATTGCCACCACCTTACGGCCAAGATACTGCGTCTTTGCGGCCAAAGATGAATCCTTGCAGAACCAGTCATACCATCCTGCCTCAATCTGAACGTTTCTAAAAGGACGGTCGAAGTCGCCATTGAGAAAACGTTCAATAAACTTTGTGATAGTCATATTTTCCATATCAAGCCCTTTCTATTTTTCAATTGTTTCATACTCGACGATTTCCTTGCACTTGTTGCAATAGCACTCTTCCTCGTCATATTCCACGACCTTGTTGTTCTTGGGATTTACCCACGCATGTACGAGAATGTCGTCAGAGCCGCACACGCTGCAAATGTACTTTTTCATAATTAAGCACGTTTTATTAATTATATATATTAATTATTATATACGCGTCACCCGCGCACATTAGAGGCAATTGAAGTATGCCAAGATTTTTATGTTAGAAGTCCAATACGTCTTCCATGTATCGGGGAACACATCGCCCGAAACATAAAGCACAGCTGCCCACAGCAGGCCAGCCATAGAATACCAGCCTCCGCCACAGATAAGCAGCACAGCCACCATCAATGCAGCCGTACAAGCCAAATAGATAAACACTAACTTTGCCATTTTGATGCCCTCCTTGATACTGATTTGTTAATACTCTTCATTTTCTTGCAAGCCCCGCGAAAATCACCGCTTGCCTCCAATGAAATAATAGCGTCATACGCTGCGTAGATTTCAAACTTACTCATAGTCGTAAATATTTGATGTTTGTTATAATTCGATTTCGCCCCACCAGCCTTCAATATCTTCGATTTCGGTTTCACATAATTTGCCAATACACATGAACGCCAGCCATGATGCGTACTCGGCACAATCTTCGTCCTCAATCTGATAAAGCACACATTCAAAGAACTTTGTCAGCCGCTTGCGTAGTGCGCCCAAATTCTTCACGTCGCCACAGCCATCGCAGTTTGCTATCCTGCGCCCTTTGGCCTTGTATTCTTCAAACACGTCCATGTACTCGCCATCGTCAACCGCAATATTGCTGTCATACTGCAAATTAACGCTTTTCACGTTCAACGCATAGCAATTACAGAAATAATAGCGGATATGATTCAAGAAATAGGCGTGTTTATGCACCTTTGCGTCTTCGATGCCGTACATCAGCCCTGCGGCCTTGATGTATTCCACTTTGTTGATGATAAAAGAACTCATGATATAATGCTTTTAAATCGTTTCTGAATCGTTTAATTTGCGCCATCTTATAAATGTACCCGCCAACGGTACGAACGCCCGCCAGCGGGTACGGAAAACGCATTAATTTAAATATAGGGATTTATTTCTCCTCCAAGATTTTACGGATATTATCAGCCGTATATTTGTGCCGATATTCCTCGTCCGTCATGCCTGCGGGTCGTTCTATCAATTCATCAAGTTTGCGCCCCAGCATGTCGCAGTATATTTCTTTGTGCCATGTTCCAACACGCTCGCCCTTTGCATTTAGCAAAAGAACGTCATACCAGTCGTTAGCCTCGTCAAGTGCCACAATTACACGACCTTTGTGAACCAGCCCCGAAACATCAAGAACCAAACACGCGCAATATAACTCGCAGTCATTATAAATCCACCCTGCGCCATACCCGCGAATACCCCACGACCAAATAATGTTAATATCAGTCGTAGCATAAAGCTGCTGCATGATTTCATTTGCCACAGCGACCGCATGTTCATTAACATTTGCCATATTAAAACCTCCTATAAATTAATTATTAATACGTTATTTTAAAGCCCGACAAAGGGCTGTTTTATTATTTGTGGATAACTACAAAGGTACGTATATTTAAAGCCCTTAAAAGCCCTTAAAACTACCTTATTTTATAACTTTGTGCGGGGTCTGTTTTCACTACAGATACAATGATTTATATTTGCACCCGCAAAGGTCGGTCGGGGTGTTTCAATTAACACCCTCGACCATCATCTTTGCAATTTCTTCTGCGCTTTTATATTCAACCTCGTCGAAACATAAAGCCCGCTGGATATTCTTAACACCCGCATTTTGTAACGTTTGCATACACCGCTTTTCGTTATCAATTACGCTGCCATATCCACATGTATATGATGAAGGAACACCCTCGGTCGTTTCAAGAAGTTTAAACCATTGGCGGCGTAACATGCTGGGGTGAGCTATTGGGTACGCCATTTTTAAGGTGTCCATGCGCTGCCCTGCGTCCTTGATTTTGCACAGCCACAAACAGTCGGGGTCGCTGCCGCTTTTAAAAGCCTCACCAGCCCACACATTTACGCGAACACCGCCAGCCTCGACTATCATTATGGCCTGCACTACCTTTGCAGCCGCTTTTATGATACGTTCAGCCGATACTCTGCACGATACGGAGGTATTATACATGAAATTTAAAACCTTCTGCCGTACCTTTGTGGTCTTCACATTTATCATGCTGTTTGGTGTTCCTGCCAAATAAGCTGGTACATTTGCGGCAAATCCTACAATACTGCTGTAAACTTTGCGCTTATTTTGATAGCTGTTCAATTGCATACGCATTTGGCGGACGCCAGCGTTTTCTATTTTCTTTTGCAGTTCTTTGCAACCATAAAGCAACAAATTGTCGGCCTCTTCATAATTCTTTGTGTGTGCAAATTTCGCATAACTTTCGCTTTCGTTCATGCTGCCCGACTGCTGTTCATACTTAAAAGTGTTTGTTACAATCGCCTGCGCCAAATGTGCGGATAACTCACCCGTACCATTGAACTTTTTAAATATTACTTTTGCCATGATTGAAACCTCCTATATTTTAGCGTTTATTTCCTTTGTGTTACGTTAAAAGATAGCCAGCGGATAACATACCCGCTGCACTATCTTTCGCCCTTTGTAGCCCGCTTATTTGCGGCTGCGGATTAATTTGTACATAGCCACAGCCCACACATTTTCTTTATCCTCGAGCTCCCCGTATATTTGGCGGATAATATCCATATCCAAACTTTTGAACGTCGAACGAATAAGGGCTTTTTCTTTCATGTTTTCGTGTTCCTTCATGTACTTTGTTTCGGTGTACGACACAAAGTGCAAAGTACCCGTTTTCTTTATAGCCCTGCGAACGTCCTCGACAAAGTTCACTAATATTTCGTCACCCTGCGCCATAATTGGCAATTCAATGCGGCGGTCGTAGTGCATTTCGTAGAAAATAACCCTGCGCTTAAATGATGCGTCCTGCTGCTGCCCGCTGGTGTACATTTCGTCCGCACCATTCATTAAAGTGTTACCCGCACACATAAAGCGGAAATTCGGGTGAGCCTTCACGTTACCGATAACGGGGAAATTGAACCAGCCCTGCTGTAGTGCTTGATTAAGAACGGGCAGTCCTTCAATTGAACTGCGGTCGGCCTCATCCAAAAAGAAAAGCCCGCCATTTGAAAACGCTTTAAAGAACGGGGTCTCTACAAAGTTACCGCCAGCGTCACCATAGCCCGCTATTTCATGTGCAAAGTTAAGCATGTTCTGCGTATAAAAGTCGAGCCCCAATGCTTTCGCTATCTGTTCGGCTGTGTGTGATTTACCACAGCCCGCAGCACCATGCAAATAGGGATACCAGCCCGCATTAACATCATTAACCATGTCCTCGAACTCCTCACAGAAAACACCGTCGACCTCATGCTTTTCGCCATTTGGGGTAATAACCTCCATGCGGGTGACCTGCGTTTTAACCTGCGCTTTTAAAGCGTCGATTTCGCCCTGCACCTTTGTACGGATATTCTGC